TGGATGATTTGGATTATTAACATAGTTAGATCCATTATTGTAAGCAGTACCGCTTGATTTTTTAATACTTAATGTTGGTGAACTACCACTAGCTTGTAATGTATGGCCTGATATTTTTAATGGCCCAAAAGCTCTTAAAAAGTCATCTGTTCTTTGAGCAAACCCGTATGCTAATTGAGGTGCATTATAAACACCGGTAGATACACTACCAGACAAATGTAATACAACACCTATTTCAACTTGAGTATCCCATTGATTAATATCTGATGAACCAATAGGGACTATTTGTTGATTAATAGCTCCGGCTAATGTTATGCTAACGTACGTAATTTTAGCTGAACCTGAATTGGTAATGGGTACATTTGTAAAATTAGGCCAAGTAATATATTGTACTGTTGGATATGGGTCAGCACTTCCTGTACTAGCATTTAATGTTACTATAATGCCTGAACCTGAGGATAAGTTAAATGTTGTTGATCCTAGTGTTGAACTTAGGACACCTCCTCCTAATAAACCGGTATATAAATTTCCTTCTAACCAACGTAAACGAACAAGGTTAGAATATCCAGCACCATTTTGAGAAAAATACAAATCACCTGTAGATCCACTTACAAAAATATAAGAGGCGGATACTGTAGTATCTATAGTTGATGATATTGGTAAATATCTAGTATAGCCTGTTTGATTTACATCACCATAAATTTGAATATTTGGTATTGTTGTACCTTGAGACCCTGATATTATAAGACTACCTGATAATACAGTGTTTCCAATTAAAGTATTACTTCCTATTTGAGTTGTAGATCCAGAAATTGACAATGAACCTGTTAATTGTGTATTTCCTATTAATTTGTTAGATCCACTAGTGATTAAACTTCCTGTAATAACAACATTTTCATTGTTTACAATTAATGTAGCTGACGCTGTAGCTGCATTTGTTGTTCCATCAGACACTAATACTCTACCTAGTGCTGGGTTACTTATAGTGTTAAATCCTGTCCCACTACTACCTGATGTTCCTGTACTTCCAGAAGTGCCGGATGAGCCAGATGTCCCACTTGTACCAGTGCTGCCAGAAGAACCAGAACTACCACTAGAGCCAGACGATCCTGTACTACCACTTGTACCAGTAGAACCACTACTACCTGACGTTCCTGTTGAACCTGAGGTGCCAGTGCTACCTGAGCTACCAGTAGATCCTGATGAGCCACTACTTCCTGTACTACCACTAGAACCTGATGTACCGGTACTTCCACTAGACCCGCTTGATCCACTTGTTCCTGAGCTTCCGCTTGTACCAGTACTTCCACTTGAACCACTGGTTCCTGTACTACCTGAAGTTCCCGTGGAACCGGATGTACCACTAGTACCAGTTGATCCTGAAGATCCACTTGTTCCCGTAGAACCGCTAGTTCCAGAAGAACCAGATGTACCTGTAGAACCAGATGAGCCAGAACTACCAGTAGAGCCAGAAGAACCTGTGCTTCCAGATGAACCGCTTGATCCAGAAGAACCTCTAGTTCCTGATGATCCAGAAGTACCTGATGTTCCAGAAGTAGCAGCTGTATAAGACGTACCATTTATTGTAAGAGAACCAGATATAGATAAGGATCCAGTAAACTCATGTGTATTAGTTACTATAGTTCCAAAGTGAGTAGATCCTGTTACAAATTCAACTGAAGAAGTTATAGTTTGAACTATAAGGGTTTGAGCTGTTATAGTATTAGATACTGTTAATGATCCAGTAACAACAGTGCTTCCTGATATATTTACTCCTCCATTAACAGTTATTACTGCTGAGGCAGTTGCTGCGTTATTGCTATTATCAGATATTAGCACTCTACCGATAGCTGGGCTATTAATTGTATTAAATCCTGTTCCTGATGAACCAGATGTACCGCTAGTACCTGAAGTTCCTGTAGAACCAGATGTACCGCTAGTACCTGATGTACCAGTAGATCCGCTACTACCAGTAGAACCTGATGTTCCAGAACTACCGCTGGTTCCTGAGGTACCAGAAGATCCTGTGCTTCCAGATGTGCCTGAACTACCTGTTGAGCCAGAACTTCCGCTGCTACCAGAGCTTCCTGTTGAGCCAGAACTACCAGTTGAACCGCTAGTTCCAGAGGTGCCTGTTGATCCACTACTGCCTGAAGTTCCTGTAGAACCAGATGATCCAGAGGACCCGGATGTACCAGTAGAGCCGCTAGTTCCATTAATACCTGAACTTCCAGATGTTCCTGAAGTACCTGTCGAACCACTGCTACCTGTTGAACCAGATGATCCGCTTGATCCTGATATTCCAGATGAGCCACTTGTACCAGACGTACCGGAGCTACCTGTTTGTCCAGAAGTTCCAGATGAACCGCTTGATCCAGAAGTACCTGATGTTCCAGTACTTCCAGAAGTTCCAGACGTACCGCTAGATCCGGTTGAACCAGATATGCCACTTGTACCTGATGTGCCTGAGGTAGCAGAAGTGTATGGAATACCGTTTATTGTTAAAGATCCCGATATTGCTACGGATCCAGTAAATTCGTGAGTATTTTGAATAACAGTCCCAAAGTGAGTAGATCCGGTAACATATTCAATTGAAGATGTTATAGTTTGAACTATAAGAGTTTGAGCAGTTAGAGTTCCTCTTACAGTAAAATTATCTGCTGATGATGCTGTTTCTGAGTATGAGGCGCTAATAGAGGTGTTAGAATAAGATGCAGTTCTAACATTTTCTGCCCAGCTTGCTGTTCCATATAAAGACCCAGTTATACCGCCTTCAACATTTACACTACCAGTAACAATTAAAGATCCAGTTATAATAGCAGAACCCGTTAATAATAAAGTATCTATGTTAGACGAAAATGCAGTAATTCCTAAACTAGATGCTATATATAAAGATCCAGATATATCTAATGAACCAGTCATTGTATGCTGGTTATTAGAATTTAATGATAGTTTGCTTCCGGTGTCTTGATTTTTACTTCCTACAAAAAAACTTAAAGATGCAGTATCAGCTATAGACCCTATTATTAAATTATTAGAATCAGTAAAAAGATAAGCATGTCCTCCATATCCAGGATAATCTGGATTTGGTACATAGTTAGTGGAGTTTATACCTAAATCTATGTAACCAGATAATTGATTATCAGAGTCTACGTTATTATACAATGCTAAGTCAGAAGATGCCATATTCCCAGGACTAGCATTTGTAATCGCTACCTGAGAGTAGTTATTAACATCTCCTTTTATTTGTACTAAATTATAGGTGCTATTATTAGCAGCTTGTATTTGAAGAGATGGTGGATTTGTATAATTGTATACTTCTGTATTTATGCCTATTGTGCCTTGATCATGTATCCAAATTCTAGCATTTGTTTCGGTATTATACCCTCCATTGAATATTATAATCTCTTTTCCAGTAGCAGCATTACCAATATATAAATTCTCAGAATTAGAATATAGGTATGCATCTAAGGATCCGCCTATATAAGAACCTGCGGAGTACCCAGAAGAGTTTATACCCATGTCTATATACCTTTGATTCTCGTCTCCAGTATCTGCCGTAGCTACAAAATCAGATGATGCATTTGGTCCATCACTTCTATTTTGAATATTAATCTGGCTATAACTATTTACATTAGATTTAGCTGTAATTAAATTATATGTAAGATTATTAATAGCTTCTATATACAAAGACTCAGGATTACCACTAGTGATAGTGGACGTGTTTATACCTACTGTACCTCCTGGATCTATATACACTCTTGCATTTTCAAGAGCATTTTGTCCTCCTGTAAATATTATTACTTTTTTATCTGTAGCGGTACTACCTATCAATAAATTGCTATCACTGGCATATAAGTAGGCATCTAGAGCACCACCTACGGATCCAACAATATTATAATTGCTAGAGTTTATACCTAAGTTTACATAAGAGCTAGTTTCTGTTCCTATATCAGAAGTTGCTACTATATCTGATGAAGAAGATACCCCAGAATTATAGTTTTGTACATTTATTTGTACAAAATCATTTAAATTACCATGCGCAGATATAAGGTTATATGTATCAACACCATCCCCATTTACATATAATATATCCGGATTGTTTGGATCTTGTGGTGCTGTGGCATTTCTTATTGATGTGAAAGACCCAGATTGGTATATTGAACTTGTGCCTACTGAATTAGGACCTGTAAATACTGGTATGTAATATATCGACCCTGATACGTTGCCGGTTGCTGAGTTTGCACCTATCTCTATTACACTGTCCCCACCGCTACCACTAACTTTCATGAACAGCTTTCCATCAGCTGTGTTCATAGCTACTTCCCCAAATTCAATTTGAGAAATTGTAGGTTTAGCGCCAGGTATAGCGCTCCTGCGGAGTTTGAGTATTTGGGCCATATCTATGAGTCTCTAAGTGTATTTACACGCAGCTTTCGCTGGCCTATATAGGCTTATATAAATATAACTAAAACTCACATATCTTAGGTATTATTTAGATGTATTTAGATATTTTTTGTATTACATCTACACTTGTAATAGTTTTAGTACATTCAAACTGTCTTGAAGTCCCTTTGTGCTTAGGACACCAGTTCCAATCTCCTGCGTCTAGCCTTTCTTTGTTAAAACAAAACCTACAAACAGATTCTTTAGGGATTATTCTCACAGTAGGTTCAAAATCTGACTCTGGTGATGTAATTCCTGAGATAAGGCACGTTTTAGCTCCTAAAGCCCAGGCTAGCCAACTAAGACCACTACTAATACCTATAAACATTTCGGCTGTTAAAATCTCAAGCATTACTGATTCTATGCTATTATGCATTAATAAAGTAACTCCTTTAGGGTATTTATTACCCATATACCCATCTTCTTCTTTAGAAGACATAATAACTTCATAACCACTATCTAATAGGTAATCTACTAATCCCTGCCAACCATCAGGATTGTTCCAGTACTTACACTGTGCTGTAGAGTGCATTGCAATCACTACTTTTTTTTCTTTTAAACCAGGTACAGGTTTCTTTATCTTTGGCTTAATTGGTACAAAATCAAGACCTAAGATGTCTGAAGCGGTCTTTTGAAGAGACTGATTCCTAAAATCTCCTGGAGTCTTTTTAAGATCAAACGATCCATCACTATCATAAAACCACCCTATTGTATACATAGCATATAAATTATGTACTACGTCACCAGGTTTTACAAATTCAATTTCCGGATATTCTGATTCAAAAAAATGGTTCCAAAAAGTAGAACATACAACTTTACAATTATGTTTACGTCTAAATTCTTCTACGTAAGGAAACCACGCAAGAGTATCTCCCAAGGCTTTAGAATCTAAAGCTATATAAACTCTCTTTCCCAAATAGTCAGTATGGAACTCATAAGAATCTATACCATCGTCTACAAATATATCCCAATCTACACAATAAGAAATAGATGCTTTTATCCAATGATCTTTTTTGATACGTCCTTTATGATGTATTTTTTTTGTTTTTTTATCTATAAATTGTACATCATATTCCCTATCAGGCCCTCCTATAATTTCAAAAAACGCCCCTCCTATAAAATTTATATTAAAAGAAGGGATAGTAGGTTTAGATTTTATTCCCAAAATATTGGTGTTGTTATAACTTTTTATTAATTGTTCTTTAAAACTCATTGTGTAATATTTTATAAGTTCTTTTGTTCTATTTTTCCATGATAGCTGCATGGCTTGTTTTCGTGCTGCTTTAGAATAATGCAAGTACTCAATAGGATTATGAAATACTTTACTTAGTGCTTCTACAGTTTCATCTGTATTTCTATTAACTCTTATCAAACCTTCTAGACTATTGCCATCTTCATAAGTACCTATTACCGGTAATCCTGATGCCATAGCCTCTAATATAGTTAAATTTGGATGTCCTGCTTCTAAAGTAGATAGATGCAAAAAGCAGCTGTGATCTTTGTATAAATCTCTCAACTGATCTTCTGTAAGGTCATACAAAATAGTAAGGTTATTATAGTCAGATGGATACTTTTCAAAGTACTTTTTGTTATTAATAGGTCCAGCTATAGTTATTGGATAGTTTAGCCTCTTAGCAGCCTCTATAGCGTATCCAAATCCCTTCCTGTCCTCTGATTGATCATGTATAAATCCATTATTTGCTACGCACAATATTTTTGGATTCTCTGTTTTACTAGGAGTGAAGTATTCTGTGTTAACTCCATGAGAAAAATACTCCGGTATATTTCCAAAATAACCAACCAAAAATTTAGCAGGGACGAATGCTTTTTTAGCATTTTTGATTGCAGTCATGTTTTCTTTAAAAACTTCTGACTCTTTACCATATAAAAAAGCATGATGATCATGCATTGTAAAATAATATGAAATGCCTCTTTCGTGAGCTATGTTTGCTAGATTAGCTACATGAATATGAACTACGTCATAATCTTTTACATCATCTAAATACAGTATTTGAGAATCATGACCTAACTCTAATAAAGCATTGTGCGTCTCCCATATTATTTTCTCCACAGCTCCCCAACCATTAGGAGGTATTGGTATTAATCCTGGAGTGACATTTATTATTTTCATTTAAAAACTAAGAAGATATTTTAAAGTGTCCTCTATATCTTTTTTTTCTTTAAATCCATGGTATCCTATTATACTTTTAGAATCATGAATATATTCCCAGTCATTTCCTTGACTATCTAAATTTGTACCTAATCTTTGTTGTTTTATATCGTTTTCTTCTACTTTTTTTACTGAGTCTAAAAGATGTGTATTTAAAAAAGAGTACCCTAAATTTTTATCTGCGTTTCTTTTCCAAAGACATACATTAAAAGATGTTTCATCATGCATAGGATAATAATCTTTTCTTCTATTTAACAAATATCTGTTATTACACATAGAAGTGTACTCCTCAAAAAAATCGGTAGACTCTTCGCTAAAAGAATAAATGCAAGACCACACATATCTTTGAGATCTTTCTTTAACATTAAAATACTCCATTAATTTTGACTCATCATATATAATAGTAGCATCTCCTCTTTTTTCCCATAAATAAGGATATTCATGAGGACCAAAACTAGCAAGTGGGTATGATAAATTACTCTTCATATTATCAAAAGAAAACCTCCTAGAGTATAAAATATCAGTATCAGAAAACATATAATACTCATTAGGAAATAATCTCATTGTTAAAAGTGATAACTCAGCTTTATAATAATGAAAAGTTGGATATTGAGGTTTATAATCTATTTTTATAGGTGTAAGATTTTTAAGAGAAAAATCAGTTTCAAAACCTATAGTATAGTATACTATCTTAACATCATCTGTTATTTTATTAGATAAAGATTTTATGCATGATATAGCTTGATGATCTACATCTTTATTTCCGTATAAAAATAAAACCATACTTATAATTTTGAAGCAAATACTACCTCACTAGTTCCTGAATTATTTGATTGATTTTCTAAAAACTCTTCTACTTTGTACCCATTTTTTCTTAATTTATCTAACAATCTATTATACTTTACTTTATAATCTTCTTCAAAAAAATGACACTCTATAAAAAAATTATTGATATATTGAAATAAAGAAGAGTCTAAATTTTCAATTATGTTATACTCTCCTCCTTCTATATCTATTTTTAAAAGATCAATAGTCTCAAGTTTATCTATAAGATCTTTTATAGTTATAGTATCTACTTCTGTAATATCATTACCTTTAACTCCAGCCATATGATTAACTAATTTTTCCGGAGAAAGTGTACTGCTAATTACTGGATTTTCTTCAGAATGATAGAAATTTATTTTTGTATTTTCATGGTATAAAGCCTTTGGTTCTATTTCTACCCTATATTCTCTTTTAAAATTTCTATTTAAATCATTTAAAGCTTTTTGATCACATTCTACAGCAATTATTTTTTCTGTATATTCATTTTGTAGCAGATACTCAGTAAAAGCTCCAACGTTAGCTCCAACATCTACTATATTTTTATATTTTTTATTAAAATACTTTCCATACTTATTTGCAATAAAAAACTCAACATAATTGTAATAATATGGAATACTGTTACTTAGAGTAACTCTAGGTATGTCTACAAATTTACTAAAGTAAGGGTGTTCGTATACTTGCTTTCCATCTTTTTTTCTGTATATACATAATTTTGTGCCCGTATATTTTGGATCTTTTTCATAATCAAATAAACTTTTATTAACAGGAATCATCCAAAATGCTATGTCTTTTGGCATATGAGTATAATCAGATGACCATAGAACTCCATTTGACATATATTCTTTAATAGATACTAATAAGGGTTCATTAATATCTTCATAGCACCCAAAATGCATTTGTTGTTGGTCTTTATCCCATTTACTCCAAAAATTATAAGAATTTTCTATGTTATCCATGTTTATTTTTTTTAAAATAAGTTCTTTATTTTGTTTTTTATCTTTTGTATTTAGGTATTCTATATTATCAAAGGTATTAAAATAGTTTAAATAAACATCTAAATTATATATTAAAGATGGTACTTTCCAACTAATAGCTTCTCTAATAACCAAAGGCATTGTTTCTTTATCAGTTATAAACCCTCTAGAAGTAAACAAGAATAAATCAGCCATTTGGTAAAAAGTATCTACATCGCTTCTTTCTCCCCACCATTTGCAATTTGATGGAAAATCTTTCATAATAGGCTCCCAATAATGCTTAAAATTGTCTGCTTGATTGCCAATAAAATGAAATTGTATTGGATATTTTTCAAGCATTTTAGCATATTCTACTACTTCAGCTTGATTTTTTCTAGGAGTAAATAACCCTACTGTTATTACATGTTTCTTACTAGGATCTAATCCTAACTCAGACATTAGCCCTTCTCTAGTTTTAGTCCTTACTTTATACTCTATAGGATACTCTACTAGCTCACACGGTATATTTAGTTTCTTATAAGTCTCTATTTGATACTGGCTTACCATCATGAACTTATCTGGGAAATGGCTCTTTTTGGTTACATCGTAGCTAGAATCATGAGAAGTCTCTATTATTTTATAAGTTCTACCTGGATCGTTATATAGTTTTTCAGCTAAACCATAGCCCATAAACATCTCTGGGATTTCCTGTAGATGAATAATGTCTGGTTTTATTACTTTTATATGTAATAAAAGATTTTCTTTGTTTTCTCCTAATGTAATAAGCCTGTCTCCTAATGCCTCTAGAATACGATTACGTTGCACTACAAGAACTCCGCCTGTTACATTATCCCATTCAATACAATAAACATCAAAATCCTCTAAAAGCGTTATAATTTGCTTATAAAGATACTGAGGCATACCACCTGTAGAAAGGTGAGGTGCTATAAATAATAACCTTTTTTTCATTAAAACCTAATTTATGTGCAAATATACTTATTTTTTTTAATTTAAAAAGATTTAAATTTTACATACTATAATGCACATAAAGTATTACAACTTGTTGTTATAGTTGTTAAATCTAACGATGTGTTTAAACAAGCTCCCGATGATGTAGTTGATTTTACAAAGAATATATCTCCAGTATACCCTGTATTATCTAAATAGTACCTATTAAACGTGCTAACTGTTGCAGTATTTTTAATACAAATATTACTTGATACTAGTGCGCAAGTATTACCAGTACCAGTACAATTATATCTATCAGCAATATAATAGAATCCTGTAGTTGTTGGAGTAGGAGTTGGTGTAGGGGCCGGAGTTGGAGTTGGTGTAGGAGTTGCGGAACATGCGTTTACGGCTCCTATATATGTATATAATAATTTAGGATCTGTATTTACGGTATATCCATATCTAACTGAAATTACAAGAGGATCTGCATAATATAAATGATTAACATTTGTATAATTTGTGTCTAAGTATATAATACAACCAGTAGTTAAAGTAGAACAAGTACTGTACACAGTCTGACTTAATGATGAATTACAAGCAGCTGTATAACTAGTATCTGAGTACTTTAAATTATAAGAGTACCAAACTATAGTAGGCGTAGGTGTAGGAGTAGCTGTTGCTGGCGCAGGAGTAGGCGTTGATGTAGGTGTTGGTGTTCGAGTAGGAGTAGGAGTAGCTGTTGCTGGTAGAGGTGTAGGTGTTGGTGTAGCTGTTGCTGGTACTGGTGTTGGTGTTCGAGTAGGAGTAGGTGTAGCTGTTGCTGGTAATGGTGTAGGAGTAGCTGTTGGACAAGGGCATGTATGACAATAGCCATACCATTCACTAATAGCGTCTGGATTTGTTGCTATAGGTAAATACGGGCTACAAGGATTCAAGGCAACATAACCACCATTAGTAGCAGTATCCAAAGAAAATGGAGATTGTGTAGATATTCCGAGTTCTACTCGTATATCATTCATTGACAACTTTCCACTTAATGGTAATGCCATTTTTTATTTATATAGTTTCTACTCTATATTTTCTACCTGTAGAATCAGCAGCTTCTAATTCAGCTGCTTTATCTATTGCTTCCTGTTCTATGTCATAAACATATTCAGGATCATTTGGGTTTAGTCTAGATACCCATATCTGATCTAATCCAGGTATAAACTGCATATTTACTCTGTACTTCATAAATTTAATTTTTTATTGTATAGATCCTGTTATCCAAGGTGCTTGCTGTGTTATTGCTTTTGGAGTTATTTTGTCTTGTATTTGATTTTTTATATTTTCATAGTAGCTATCTACTTTTTCTTGTCCCATGGACGCAGTAACCCACCCGTATACAATATCTTTGGTAAGGTCATTAAATGATATAAAATCAGACCCACTATTATATTCAACAGGTTGAACTCCTATTACTCCTCCAGAGTAGTATGTACCGTCCTCTATAGATCCTGTAGTACCATATAATTGCCAATGTACCATAAATACTACATCATTTTGACCTGAAGATGTGGGGTACGACTGTAAAGGATTGAAACCCCATTCGTAATTTATATCACTAATGTCCATTTGTTATTTTATTTATTTGTTCTTGTAAATTATTTATTTGTTGTTGTTGTTCTTTTATTGCTTCAATTAGTATAGCTGTTAAACCTTGGTATCTTACACTTTTCATTCCTGATTCTTCATTAGTTCTAACTAGTTCAGGAGCTACGTCTTCTATTTCTTGAGCTATGACCCCTATGTCTTCTTTTATTTTTAAGATTGAATCAGATTCTTTCCAATCAAATCTATATCCATTTAATTTAAGAACAGAGTATAAAGCGTTAGGTACTTTCTCTTTAATATTTTTTAAACGAATATCAGATGGAGAACCATAAGCTATAACATCTCCTAACATTGTTAAAGTACCGGAACTGTTTATTGATCCATAAACAGTACCTCCTCCTCTACTTCTAAAATTATGATTTGTATTATCATAATAGTTTCCAGGATCAGAAGTATTACCTAAATAAATTGCAATACCACCTGCTGGTTCAAATATTTGATGATAGTTACCATTTCTTCTAGCAAAAGAAACACTTAAAGAAGCAGAGGTAAATGATAATGTTCCTGCTACATCTAAAGTAGTTCCTGGTGATGTAGTACCTATACCAACATTACCATTAGGGTCAAAAGTTACTTTTATATCAGGAGTACCATTTCTAATATATAAACTAGATGAATAATCTATGTATGCCGCAGTCCCATTGTGATGCAGTCTTAATCTAGGTTGAGAATCACCATTATTTCCTAACCATACACTACGACCACTTCCAGATAAAAATATACTACCATTAACAGTTAATAATTCTGCGGGTGATGTAGTGCCTATACCAACACTCCCTCCTGCAAGAATAACCATCTGTACAGAATTATTAGTATAAAACTGCATATCTGTATTCTGTCTATTCAGTAAATAAGCTTTACTGGTAGAATCTACCCCTATTATAAATCCGTTTGCAGTTGCGGTACCAGTGTTTGTAGTAGTAAATTGTAAATAAGATTGAGTAGATCCTGACCCGTGTACATGTAGATTATAATTCGGACTAGTAATTCCTATACCTACGTTACTGCCACTATTGTATATCATGGCAGTCGTATTTTCTAAGGCATTGCCTGTAGAATTATATCTTGGCACATAGTAAGCAGTGCCTGATATAGTGGGACTAACACCAGATGAACCACTTGTTCCTGTTGATCCACTAGAACCAGATGATCCAGTACTGCCTGATGTACCGCTAGTTCCTGTAGAACCTGATGTACCAGTTGACCCCGATGAACCTGTTGTTCCTGAACTGCCCGATGTACCTGTACTACCAGAACTTCCTGTAGTTCCACTTGTACCTGACGATCCATTTCCACTAGTTCCACTAGAACCAGCAGAACCAGACGTGCCCGAAGATCCAGTTGAACCAGACGTACCTGTGCTTCCTGATGTTCCTGTAGAACCTGATGAACCACTTGTTCCTGTTGATCCACTTGATCCAGTAGAACCAGATGATCCAGTACTGCCTGAGGTTCCTGATGAACCTGCGCTACCAGAAGATCCTGCTGCGCTACTTGTTGTATAGAATAGCTTACCAAAATTATCTACTACTACAAATTTACTGGCGCTGCTGCTTATGTTTAAATTTACAATACTTAAAGATCCTGTTATCGATACTGATCCTGTAAATTGATGAGTATTTGTTACAACATTACCAAATATATTTGAACCACTACTGTATACTACAGATGAACTTACAGTTTGTACTATTAAAGTGTTAGCTTGTATATTACCAGTAGCTGTTATACTTCCTGTTACTAATAAAACTCCATTATTAAAGCTCATACTAATTGAGGCAGTTGCTGCATTAGTAGAGTTATCTGCTAATAATATTCTGCCAATAGCTGGGCTATTGATAGTATTAAATCCTGTTCCACTAGAACCTGATGTTCCTGTTGAACCGCTAGTACCAGTAGAACCTGATGTTCCTGATGTGCCTGTAGATCCGCTACTACCAGTAGAACCAGAGGATCCACTTGTACCGGAACTTCCAGATGAACCAGACGAGCCGCTAGTTCCACTTGATCCATTTATACCAGAAGTACCAGAAGATCCACTAGACCCAGACGACCCCGTACTACCTGAAGTTCCTGTACTACCTGAACTACCGGTTGATCCAGACGATCCACTAGTCCCTGAACTACCTCCAGTACCACTAGATCCAGTAGAACCAGAAGTACCAGTAGAACCTGATGATCCAGATGATCCTGTTGTTCCACTACTGCCTGAAGTTCCAGTTGATCCAGAAGTTCCACTAGTTCCAAAAGATCCATTTACACCAGAAGTACCACTAGATCCAGTAGAACCTGACGTTCCTGTAGAACCTGAGGTTCCTGACGTTCCTGTAGATCCAGAACTTCCAGATGTTCCGGAAGAACCTGATGTACCAGAGGATCCAGAAGATCCGCTAGAACCAGATGAACCGGTTGAACCACTAGTACCAGTGGATCCGCTTGTTCCTGTTGATCCAGAGCTGCCAGAGCTACCTGATGTTCCTGTAGAACCTGATGTTCCTGTAGAACCTGATGTTCCTGATGAACCATTTCCACTAGTTCCTGATGTACCTGAGGTTCCTGTACTGCCGCTAGTTCCCGAAGTTCCTGTTGATCCAGAGCTGCCAGATGATCCTGTGCTTCCGCTTGAACCTGTGGAGCCAGAACTACCACTACTACCTGATGACCCACTAGTTCCTGATGTACCGGATGATCCAGTACTGCCTGAGGTTCCTGATGAACCAGTCGAACCAGAAGTTCCGGTTGAGCCACTAGATCCCGTAGATCCTGAACTACCAGACGTACCTGTTGAACCACTACTACCAGAAGATCCGCTAGAACCTGAAGATCCAGAACTTCCTGAGGTTCCATCTCCTCCACTGGCACCTGCTAAATTTACTCTCCAAGATGAGTAGGTACCTGTTCCTACTGTTAAACTAGGAGTTCCATAGACTAAAACACCTGTAGATGGATTATATGAAACTACTGGCACCTCTTGATAGTGGGTGGTATCATAAGCTATTAACGCTGTCTGTGCAACAGAATATGCTAAATTTTGTTCTACTGTAATAGTACCTCCTACTCCTAAAGCTATAGAACTTGTAGAAGAAGTTAAGTATCTGTCTCCTGATATGCCGGCACTTCCAGATGTTCCAGAACTACCACTAGATCCGCTACTACCAGATGTTCCTGTAGAACCTGAAGTACCTGATGAGCCAGAAGTTCCTGTACTTCCGCTAGTTCCTGAAGTACCTGTGGAACCGCTTGTACCGGTAGATCCTGATGTTCCTGTGCTTCCAGAAGATCCACTAGAACCTGAACTGCCAGTAGAGCCTGAAGTACCAGACGTTCCTGTACTACCAGAACTACCACTAGTTCCAGACGAACCAGAAGTACCTGATGAACCGCTAGATCCGGATGAACCAGAAGATCCAGAACTGCCTACGCTTCCTGGGGCTCCCGATAAACTAACTGTCCAATTACAACATGAACCAGTACCTTCGAATGATATTGGTTGTAATATTAATTGTCCAGTAATAGAATCATAGGATACAACTTGACCATTTATAGAGTTGCAATTGTCACAATATAATAGTAAATAATCACCAGTAACGTATGATAATCCAGTAGATATGGTGATTGTTATATTGCAATATGTAGAAGAACAACTCATTATATTTTATTATACTATATTTTTAAATTAGTTAGTTAACACAGTCCATCCTTTACTTATTAAATTAGCTTTAGCAGTCAATCCTGTTGAAGAAGGTGGTTGATTAGATCCTGATAGGGCGGTTACATAACCATTTGAAAGACCATTAGAGTCTAAATTTACTAATAAATTGTCTATAGATGATTGAACTACTGCACAGTTATTAATATTTACATACGTCAAATTAGGTAGGGTTAAAGAATAATCCATAATACTAATAAACTCAAGATTTGTAATGCCAGATGAATTAATAGATGTGACTATTTCACTGTCTTCAATAATTTCCTGTACTAAAGATGGTATTGATCTTAAATCAACATTTGCTATTTGAGAAAAGTATAAATATAACAAACTTAAATTTATAGGCATTTGAACAGTCTCAATGTTAAAAGCAACATTATCAAGCGTTAAAGTTCTTAAAGCTTGAAAATCTCGTAAATTTCTTATATCATATATAGATGTTTCACCATTATTGCTGTATAAATCAATGTCATATAAAATTAATTTATTTTCAAAACTTACAGTTATTGTATAACTTCCTGTACTTTCATAAGTATGTACAAAATATTCAGTTGTACTTTCATCTACAGGACTACCGTCTCCCCAATCTACAATATAGTTTTGAGTATCTATTGAGTATGGATACATTGTTACAACTGCCCCATTAATATTTGTGTCTAAATCAATTTCAATTGTAGAAGGTAGTGTTGCACAACAATCTTGATATTCAAAATTTAAGAAAAAACTCTGTCCAGTATTACCTGAATACTCTATGTTAGCTATTTGGCATGGATTAACTAAACTACTTCCGGATATTTCATAATTACTAACTCCTATTATTCCATAATTACCATTATTATTACTTTGAGTATTTCTCAATTCAATTGTATTGATGCTATTAAGTATTAAAGGGTTAAACCTATACACTTGAATCAACTCCATAGGACATACAAAATTAGGCTCTGTTATTGCTAATAACGGATCAAGATTTGCTATAAAAACAGAACCAACTTGGCTATTATAATTTAGATCTAAAGCCCCTATATATGCCCCATTTAGGTATACATCAAAATTATCGTCTTTTTCTGAATTTGAATTACATACTTGGAATACTAAAACTTTATTGTTACAAATTGGAACAGAATTATTGCATAATGTTAAAGGTAAAGTTATACAATTGCTAGAAGTTCCATTGTACAAAGGAGTTATTCCTGAGGTGCCACTAGTTCCTGATATGGACCCTGTAGTATAGTATAATTGTCCTGTAGTTGGGTCTATTACTACTATGCCTGATTGAGACGAATTAGTCAATCCAGGAAAATATGCTGATCCTGATACTAATATTGATCCCGTAATATATTGATTTCCAATAAAAATATTAGACCCTGTAGTAGCTAAAGAAGCAGATTGAGATACAAATATAGGGTCAGTTTCACTATAAGATCCGGTAAAAGACCCACTAATAGAGTTAGCTATTATAGTATTATATACTGTAACATTATTATACGTAGCGTTTCCATCCTGAGGATTTATCTGGAGCCAGGTAGCCATTTATGCTTTTTAGTTTTGTTGTAATCTCTCTTAAATATAAATATCAATTATACCTAAAAAGAGTTATCTCCAAGATCAATTACGGCATTGCTTCCAGTGTCAGCAAAAGTTCCTAAATTTTGTATAGTTATAGATCCACTATATACAGAAGTAGCTGATATTTTTTCTGACCCACTTATTATAATTGCTGGATGTGCTGAAGATGTTTGTATAAAAGTTGTCATTCCAGAAAAAGTGAAATCTCCGGTCATATTCTTGTTAAGCTGCTTTGATCTTATTAACGCCATAATTATTGAAATTTACCTACTGCAATTATTTCATCTACAGTGTCAAATGTATACCCTAGTGTTGCTGTATTTACTGTCAATGCGGTATTAGAACCTATCTGATCAAAAGATATTATATGAGTAGCATCTACAAAAACTCCATTAACAAAAAACTTAAAGTCATTAACAGAAGTAGCCGGTAATTGTGATGATACTGGCGGTTGTAATATTGCTGTGTTCAGGAATCTAGCAGTATTTGTAGTTGTTGATGCTGGATTTGCTTTATATGTCTTAGATGCATTAAGATATGCTATAGTTTCAGTATCTAGTACATTTATTTGAGTTACATTTTTCACATTTACTCCTTCTGGTATGTATGATGTTTTAGCAACAGATGGTGAATTTCCTGTAGCAAATCTTACATCTTCTACATTTTGTCCTGATGCTTCTAGAGTGAATAATACTTGGGTTTTAGAACGGTATTTAAACGCATTAGCGGCTAAAAATCGATCTATATTATTTGGTGTGAGGTATCCATTCATAACAAGTGTAAAGGTGCTTAAAAAGCGTCTATCAGCCCCTTCAGTTATCTCGTTTGTAATAGGAAAGTTATCAATTCTTGCTTTAAATAAAAATTTTCCAGGTTCTCCCCAATATGCGTCTGATCTAAAACCTATGGCTTCGATAATTTTATTTAAATCTTCATAAAAAGATACATATATATTACACGTATAAGTCAAAGTATAGTAGTCAGGGACCACCACATTGTAAAACTCCCTTACAGGGGCCCTGTTAGTAAGTACTGAAAAGTTGTCGTATTGATTTTTCTTAGTATATCTCTTCTCGTAATTCTGATAAATGTTCACTTTATTACCATCTAGCTTCGTTGTAAGAGACCTATTACGTTCTAAATTGTCTCTTTTAACAGTTATTATAGGTAACATTATTTTACCTTCTTTATCTCTGTAAACTCCGTCGCTTTGCGCTGTTTTCCATCTTTCAGCATCTGCAAATATTACAGGTATGTTTTTCTTAGACCCCTCTGTTATTACATAGGGCTTTATTACTTCATCAAAATAGTATAGTATAGCCTTATCTATGTCTTCAAGACCTACAGAAATATTTTTTATTTCTTCACCACGTAAAGAATTATCATCACCTCTTTTATAATCTTGTATAGATGGCTTACCGCTTGTTTCTATATAAGGTTCTATCTGAGAATTAAGTATCTCAGCCTCAGTTTTTGGTCTATTTTTTATGACGCGTTTTTGTAGAGGCACTTTTATGTAGTTTTTATAAGATTTAATTTATTTACACCAGTAAGATGAGTTTTACATATCATTGACCAAGACTCACCATACTTTTCTAAATCCGACTCTAGTGAGTATTCTGGGTTTTTTCCCATTACACGTTGATTTTCTATTACAAGATCTACTTCATAGTAAGATTCTTGCCAACAAATTATATCTCCAGCTTCAGTAACAAGATTTAAATCTATAAGATCGTCTCTTAAAAATCTAAATTCTGCTGTTTGTGTTCTTGATTTACCATATGTTTCGTCTTCCGATACTTGTTGGTCAGCTAAATATAAACACGCTATTAATATTGGTTGTTTATACATTTTATTTTTAGACTCTCCATAAATATTATACTTTGTCTCTGATAAAGACAGCTTGTAATATAGCACTTCTTCAGCAACAATCCTATTTACAATTTGTCTGCTGTGATGTCTAAAAAAAGATCTTGCTCGTATACCGCCGTATAATGCCATTAGTCTATTTGTATTAAAGTATCTAACTTGGGTTTGGCTGCAACTATACCAACTATGTTATCGATATCTTGTTTTTTATCAGAACCTACCATAGCTTTTTTGATAGATTCAAGATTCGTCTTTGGGTCTTTATTAGTTATAAACTTTATTTCTATTGTACTATATTCATAGTCTGTAAGAGTTCTGTTAATTTTATCTAATCTTTCATCACCTCTAAGATCTACTATAGTTACAGTTTTAATCCCTCTAACTCTTTCTACCGCTTGTACTCTATTAAATTTTTTTTTAAACTTTACTAAGAATACGCACGAGTATGTGTGGTAGGTTTTCTTTATAGACTCTTTTCTTTCAAACCTATCTTCAATTAATATGTCTACTAGTTTTACCATTATGCTATGTAAATTGGCATTGGAAAATTAATAAAAGTATCTCTCATCATAGCAGCTTCTTGAGATTTTTTCTCCATTTGTTTTTGACGTGATGTGTCATCTAAAGTCCCTCTTAATTGATCAATTAAAGCAGTTTTTTCAGTGTTTGCTTGATCTATAAGAGTTTGCCCATTTATTGTAACCTCAGCTCCAGGAACAGGTATTTGACTATACACACCCCTGATGTTGCCTAAAGTTTCTTTAGTTATTGCAAGAGCGTAATCAAATATCCATTTCTTGAATATATCATTTATTTGGCTATATACAATAGTGTGAAATGGCACATTACTGATGTTTGTTATTACATTAGTGCTTCCAGGACCAGTTCCCACAGTTGTAACACTAGAGGATCCGGATACAACAACACCACCTCTAATTAAAGAGCCCATTTCAGACTTCTTAACATATGTAAAAAACAATTTCCTGTCAAAAGTTGGTACAGGAAATATCCTTAACTGGTTGTTATGTATTTCAAATGTATAAGCAGATTTTCTAATTTGATCATTAAATTCAATTGCTTGTATTTTTAGTACATCAAAATAGACAGGCATTAACATAAAGTTGATACCAGGAGACATTTGACCAAATCCAAAAGTTTCCATTAATGATTGCAATCCTGTACCAGTACCAGCATACGGATCAAAGTATCTTGTAATTGCTGGTGGTGCCTCATAAAAAATCCTTTTTATATCTATTTGATCACCTGATTGTACTATACCGGATGCGCTAGCCCATGCATTAAGGTCATAATATTGATACCCTGCTTTAAGATCAATAGATCCTGTATAATAAGGTATGTTGCCACCGCTGCCTACTTCACTGCCATAATCGGCAGCTATTCTCATTACATTTGTAAAGTTTGGTTGAATTAAAGCATTATTAAGATTACTACCAGTAGGACTTCCCTCCATAGATAGATAGTTCTCTCTTATCTTATACTCATACAATTCTTTACCGTAAGCTGATACAGCATCTTCCAAAGCAGAATAGAAGTTAATATCCTGCAATTCTATCTCCATGATAGGATATCCTAGTCTCCTAGCTGCAAATTTTACGAATTTTTGACCGTCTATTTGAAATTGTGCATCTGTATCGTAGTATCCAAATGGAGTATTACCTGACACAGGCAATAAAGTTTGAGACGCATCATAATATTGTATTTCTACTTGGCCTGCCATTTATAATTCTTTATAAATATAAATATCGCTAACTCCTGTATTGTTCAAATATAGCCAGCATAGGTTCTACTATAGGATGCCTATGATTAGTTTGTAGGGTTATTATACTAAATCCCGGTATATCTTTCATATGTTTACATATAAAATCAAACCCAGAATCTTTTTTGCTTTTAAGATCTATCTGTGCGCTATCTCCGCATATAATAATCTTAGATCCTATACATAAACGCCCCATAATCAGCTCTAATTGATTCTCAGAACAGTTTTGTGCCTCATCAATTATAACTATACAATTAGTAAAGTTAAACCCTCTTAAAAAACCTACAGGAATGATTTCAATTTCACCCTCCATTACTAATTTTTCTATCTTTTCTTTACCTGTTAGCCTATACATGTTATCATATACAGGTGCAGTAAAGGGTGCCATCTTCTCATCTTTATTTCCTGGTAAAAAACCAATTTGTTCACCAGCTGTTATAGCAGGTCTGGCTATTATAATCTTCTCTACTTCTTTTTTATATAGCATATCTAATGCTATCTGTGCTGCTAATAAAGACTTACCGCTACCTGCTTTACCTCTAACAACGGCAATATCACTATTTATTATTTTTTCTTTTGCAACTTTCTGTTCATCATTTAAAGATAACTGAAATTTAATAGGATTCTTAGGGACTCTCTTTTGTTGAAACACCGGATCTTTGTGATGGTTTGATGGCATAAACTAGTTTTATATAAATAGATTATAATAATAAAAAAGCCGGGATGAACCCGGCTTCTTTAATTTTATTTACTCATTTGATTAGATAGTGTTCAAATCAGCACAAGCTATCTTTCCGAAGAATTCAGCCCTTAGCATTTTCTTAGCATACCTAGTCATGAGACCTTTTCTTGGTGTGAAAGTCTCTGGATCATACAACAAAGGAGTCATGATCAATGGAATATAAGGAGCAAATACAGCACCTGTTTCAAGGAACTGGCTACCCTTATAAGCCAAGAGAATAGTGTTTTCGTTCATGTATGGGTTAACATACACTTTGTAACGGCTATTCAACTGACCAGCTTTGTGTGAACCCATTGCAAATTCTTCTTTGCTACCATCGGTATCAGCGGCATAGCCAGGGATAGATTCGATGATTGTAGCGATAGAAGGTCCGCACATAAGAACGTTAGCTTGACCACGAAGAGTCTTCTTGTGGATAGTACGAGCTACGCTTTGGATCTTAGTGCCCAATGTAGCAAACCAGCCACCTTGTGTATTGTAGAATCCTGTTGCAGGAGCACTCCAAACACCAGTTGCTTTATTGTAGAACGTATTGTTCGCAGCAGACCAGTATTCTGTAGTGTTTGCGTTTTCGATCAACATATCGATGATCTCAAGATCAATTTCAAGAGAAATGTACTCAGAAAGAGTTGAAGTCAATTCAGCCTCAGCATCCAAAGATTGATATGCGTTAAGGTCTTGACTAAATTCCGGAGTCCACTTAGCTTTTAGTTTTCTAGTTTTAGCAACAACTGCCTCAGAACGCATTTCTACGTTGATTTCAGGGATTGCATTAGAACCAGTCAACGGAGTTGTTGCAGTATCTTCGAAGTCACCACGGCTATTGTCGTTAGGTTGCTTTTGATAGAATACACGACCAGAACCAGTACCATAGTTCATAGCACCGCCAGAACCAGATACGATAAACTGGAGGTTATCAACACCACCACTTACAAAATAGCTAGTAAATTCAGAAAGAATTGTTGATTCGCTCAACACTGCACCAATGTTTGCACTACCAGTGATAGTGAAAGCTCTAACTCCGTTAATATCCAAACCTGCCAATGAACCACTAGCAGATGTAATTACGATTCTACGTAAGCCATTAGCAGCAGCAGAAGCACTATATTGAGAGTTATAGTTTACATCACCAGCAGAACCAGTCCAGATAAGGAAGTTTACAGAAGCAGAAGCATCGTTGATTGAATAACCAAAACGACCTGCACCATACAAACCACCTGAAGGATCTACATCTTTCACGTTAGTTGTACCATACATGCTGTCACCAGAAGTAAAACGATTGTTTCCTACAGTGCCAGGTACGCTAGTACCATACTTGAATTCAAGGAAGAATACAAGACCAGCAGGGAGTGTCATAGGTTGTACACTAACAAATTCTTTAGCAGAAATGTCAGCGAAGATCTTACGCACGAGCGGAAGAGCTACACCAGCCCATTGTTCACCAGATCCTACGGTAAAAGAACCACCAGTACCAGTTTGAGATTGTTCAACCATAAGCTGTTTAGCTTGGTTTTCAAGGATGATAGCCATACGCTCTTTACCGTATGGTTGCTTTGCAAGGTCATTACCTTCCAAAAGGCCAGTTTCACCCCACTTCTTTACTAACCTTTGTGCTTCCGACATTTGGGAAACATAAGGATTAGAACTTTCTAAGAGAGATTGTACGTTCATTTTTTAATTTTTATTTTTGTTTTTAAATTACTTGATTATACCAGCGAGTTTTTGCCATCTTGACACTTGTTTGTCAACATCAGCAATTACGCCTTCATTTATAACACGCTTTGTTGAATTACCAGCTGCGCTAGAAGCAAAGCCAATAGATTCTTTAAGACCGGATTTAACGTTATCGTTTTTAACGCTGAATGCTTGATCTAATGATTCGTGAACGATCTTAGACTCATTAACAGTTGCAGCTTTGTCAAAAGCACTGATAACCTTAATCTTTTGTTGTTCTGACAAGTTATACTTGCGAAGAATTTTATTAAGATATAAAAGTTTAGCATTGATCAAATTAGTTTCGTTAACTTTTTGAGCTAATTCAGCAGCTTGACGCTTGATTTCTTTTAACTCTTTTGACTCAGGCTTCTTTTCTTTTTCTTCTTCTTTAGTTTTTTTATCAGCTTTAGCTTGTTTCATTTTTTCAAGAAGACTCATCATTTCTTCTTCGAGAGATTTTGCTTCATCTTCTTCATCTTTGTAAGCTTCATCTTCTTCTTCGTAAGCAGCTTCGTCTTGATCTTTTTGATCTTCATGACCAAGCTCAGCTAATAAAGCAGCAATGTCGATTTCTTCATCCATTGCACCTTCATCTTCAGAATCACCATCTTCTTCGTCTTCTACAGGCATTGATTTCTTTTCGTCATCGCCATCTTCATCATCACCTTCGTAAACTGCAGCTTCATCTTCTTCTTCGTAAGCAGCTTCGTCTTGATCTTCCTCACCTTTTTCAAGCTCAGCTATGATCTCATCAAGATTGAATCCCTCATCAGTTTCATCTTCTTTAGGTTTGTAAGCTTCATCTTCTTCTTCATCATCTTCTTCATCATCTTCTTCTTTGTTATCTGCATCATGGTCTGACTTTCCGCCTTTATTATCAGCATCTGGTTCAGCATGTTTCTTTTTCTTAGGCATAGCAGCTTCATCTTCCTCTTCGTATTCTTCTTCGAGGTCATCAGCTTCTTCTTCAAGACGTGCAGCAAGCATAGATTTGATTTTAGAATCAAAAGCTTCGTTTAAACTAGCCTTGGCATTTTCAATAGCCATTTTTTTGATAGCATCCGCTTCAGCGATTGCTTCTTTGAGCAAATTTGTGTTCATTTTCCTTAAAATTTGTTTTTGGATTTACGCCTATTAGAGGGGTAATAGAATTTTTATATTTCAACTCCTTATAAAAAAAGAGTATTAGGCGAATATTTCTATAATAAATATACAGAAATTTTAAAAACCAAGATTTTTATAAATAATTTTTAATTAGCAGTGGCAGACGCCAGTATTATTGCAAATTAAATCTCTAACTATACGGTCTATACTATCATAAGATGCTTTAGTACTTTCATACCCTTCTTTAAGAGTCAGATTAGCTCCTTGAGTAGACTCAAAAGATACTAAATCAAAAGTAAGAAGGTTAAAATCATCATTAACAGTTACAGTACCATCATGAGATTCTTTAACACTACCCATACCTCTAGAACTAATTCCTACTGGTATACCTCTACGAAGTAATCCTGCGGCTATACGGCCTGCTGGGAACTCATCTCCGTCTAATATTTCAATATCTCCTACTACATCATCTCCTTTCCAGTATATTTTTTTAATATTGTGTGATACATTTTTTAAGTTCACTACGTTAGAATCACTGTGGTCTAGTTCTCCTAAAGCTCTATTAGACTTAACCATAGTATCATTGTACTTATCTATCTCTCTTCTCAATACATCTTCAGGATATATCCTACCATTCCTGTTTTTAGCATTAGAACGTTGTATAATCACTCCTGTGATCATCATAGGCTTACCTGGCTCATATGCTTCTAGGAGCTGATTTGGTAATTGTATTTGGTGATATTCTGTAAGTACTTGCATGTTATATATAATTATACGCTTTTTATTTTATTATAGATCATGTCATCTGTAACATCATCAGCTATACCTTTAGCTTGTCTAAATACAGATATTAACTCTTTTGCATTTTTTGCATTTCCTTTTGCTATTATATCAGCTTTAAGCTTAGGTGTTATATTAGCAACCAATCTATCTAATTGGTCAGCCCCTTGTCCTTTAGTAGGCACAGGTCCGTTCATTTCAGCTACTCTACCGCCTCTAGCAGTTAATGAATCTGGATTATATGGCTGTGTGAGTTGAGATCCCAAAGGAGAATCAGATGCATAATCTAATTGATCTAAATCTGTTACTTGGTACTCGTCAGGAGCATACGAGTTGAATATTGCTATTGCATCTACTCCCATCGCTTGTAATTCGTGAACTAATTTAGATACTATAGCATGTTTAGCACTTCCTTCAGCATGAGTATAAGGGTTGTCACTGTTTTGAAAACCCCAATCATACCTCTTTAAATACTCCTCAAGACGCTTTTTTTTTACATCAGCTCCTTGATATCCCCAATATTGGCTTACTTCTGCTTCTTTTATAGCTTGACGAATACGTTTACGAATGTAAGCTTCTAGTTGAGACTCAGGCTCTTTAGTATCTTTAGCAGGTGCTAATGCTTTTTTAACCATAGAATTTAAATCAGATGGTACATTAAGTGCTTGATACTCTTTGTTATCTTTACTATATTTGAATACACCAGTTCCTTCTTTATCAAAGGTTACTACTCCAGCTTCAGAAAGAACTAATACTATCTTTCCTTTTTCTTCTTTTACCTCTCTTACATTATCTGAAATGTTATACTGTTTATCTGGGTCTAGGTCACTTTGTATAGTGAAAGACACTCTAGTACTTTTTAATTTAGCTATGTCTTGTTTAGAAAGAGCTTCGTTTATACCTGCTGAAGTGATTTCAGCTCTTTGCATAGCTTTAAACTTAGGTCCCATATCCTGGGCTGCTTTTTTAGCCTCGCCCCAGTTATTAAACCCTTTTACTATTTCTTTCTTTTCAGTATCTACTACATAAAACTTTAAGGAAAGTCCAGAAGTATTTTGTTTAGCCATTTTAACTCCTTTATTTACAGCATATGATATTGTTTGTGGAGTTTGGTATGGAATCCTAACGCTTATTTTTCTAGTTTCTGGTTCGTCTTCTTTTTTATCTTTTGTACCAAAAACAGTTTTTTTTCCAGATTGTCCAAAAGGAGTTAAACTTTTTATAGTAAGAACAATATCTTGACCTTCTTTTCCTTTTAATTTATATGGAACTTTTTCTTTTAAATCAGCAAAAGTTATATTTTTATATTGAGGATCTGCTTTTAACATGTTAAGAATCTTGGTACCTACCATTCTACCATCTTGTTCACTTCCGCCTCCTATTTTAGCTGATACTTTATATGTTTTATCTTCTGGAGACGCTTCCTGTTTAGAAGGTTCATCTTTAGGAGAATATGGATCTATTGATATTATTCCTTTATCTTTCATGCTTGGAGCATTCAACTTTGGCAGTTGTTCTACATCTAAATCGACTATATACTCTCCAGGAATAGGTTTTCCATCATCACCTATATTAAGATCTTTTTGATTTTTTTTATATATATTATCTACATCACTGCCCGGTTTTGTTTTTATCAGATACTTTTTTGCAGCTTCTGTAATAGATCCTGTAGATGTCTTTTTAGATTCTTTCTCTTTCATATTATCATATGTTTTGCTAATCATATTATATAATTCTGTGTTATCGTCTCCAGTCAAAGCAGCTATTCTGTTTCTTATCATTTCTTGTACCACATAATCTTTTACTTCAGTGCTTTTGCTAAAGCTATTTACTTGTTTTAGAAGTTCTGGGAGGTATACAAATATTTGATCTCTCTGATACTCTCTTTCCTTTCTATCATTTTTTTCTTTATCTTCTGATTCAGAAAAAGCGTTTATAAGCCTATTAAGAGTTACTATGTGTTTTTGATTAGACATGAACTCTCCTCCCTTAGACTCAATAGAACTAGCTTTGTCTGTAGAAGGTTTTGCTGGTTTTTCTAACTTGCTTTTTTGTTTTGCAGTGCTAGTAGATGTAGAAGGTTTTGATTTTCCTTCGTAAGAAGACTTTATTAAATCAAATAAATCTCTTCTATCTTTTAACTTTTCTTCTAAAGAAGTCAATACTTGAACAGCTGCTAATTTGCTTATTTTTCTAAGATTGCTTACATATGATTTAATAAAAGAATTTCTAAGATCTTCATAATCTTTTTTGTCTTCTGGACTTATACCTGGTTTTACAGATTTATCATGTAATCCAGTAATTTTTATAACATTTTCTTTATTATACTCTATAAAATCTTCTATCTCTGTTTTTAAAGCTTCAATCTTTTCTGCATCTCTAGCCGCTTTTGCAGATCCTTTATCTTTACTACCTTTAAAAGCTATCATTCTATTATCCCAGAAAGCTTTTAATTTATCAAACTCATAATACCTAATTTTTAAACCCTTTGCTATCTCTTCTATAGATACGGGATTAAACTCGGTCATGTATTTAGAATACTTTTCTTTTATTTCTTTTATCTGGGCATCGTTTAGATGTACAAACCCATCTTTTTCGTTTCTAATTCCTTCTCCTGGATTTAAATAATATACGTCTTCAAAATGCTCTTTTTTATCAGAAGGGTATACAGTAGCACTTATTTCAATATTACTTTTTAGATCCTTATATTCTTTTTCAGATATTTTTCTGTATATACTAAAATAAGCTTTTTTTTGATCTTTAAATGCAGTTCTAAAAACAATTCTATGTACTGCTCCATTTTTAAAGGAAGACTTTTGATTTATATCTGAGGGTGGCTTTAAAAAACTTTTTTGACTAGGTTCTTCCCTTCTTAAAAAAGTTTTTTCAAAATCTTTAGGAGTTTCTCCTTTGTAAATAGCTTGACCTTTTCTAATATCTTCTACATCCTTATTTACAGTTCTAGGACGAGCTTCGTTAAAAAAATTATATATGTCTTCGTAAAGATTCATTCTTATTTAGCTTTTTTAGGAGCCTTTTTCTTTGGAGCATTCTTCATCTGATTGTCCTTATCTTTGAAATTACTCTTTTTAATTTCAATAGGAAGATCGGTACGATTTTTTTTCTTAGCTTTAAACTCAATCATTTCAAGACGAGTATAATAGTTTGGATCTTCAGCAAGGTGATCTATAGCAATTTCTTTAGCTTTGTCAATGTCATCAGTATGCTCTAGCTCATGCTTCCAACCTTTAGTAAACTCATAGTAGTTTACATCATCGGCTGTAAGTTTATCACCTTTACCACCTTTTAGCTGATTCTTCTTACCTTCAGTAAGAGACTCTTGCAATGATTTAAATGCGCTAAAAAAGTTAAAACCTTGCTTTATTTCTGAATTAGCTTTTGGGTCAAAGATATGTCCTTTGCCTTTAAGCTTTGATACGGTATCTTTATATGACATCGTATTTGTCAACATATCACTGTACATAGGATTCCTACGAACGTGCCATAAAAATTCTGATTCAGTTAATTGCTCGTTCAATACCTTCTGGTATAATTGCTGTGTTGTCATTATAGTTCCTTTTTAAATAATCTTTTATACTCCAAAGCCAAGTCAATATCTTTAGACTCAGCAAATTTTTTCTTTATCAATCCTTTTTTTCTTTTAGCCTTTGTTCCCCCAGCACCTCCAAATCCATATTTAGTTGCCATACCTTCACCATCTCCAGGATTTGCATGCCCTTGATCTGCTGCCGGAGCTCCTCCACCTGTGGAAGACATTTCTTTTACATTTTTTTTAGACATTTTCTAATTCTTTTTCCAATTCGTAATAATGTAATAGATTTTCTAAGTCCAAATCACAAACTTGTTTATGCTGGGACACCGGCTTTATTATATTTATAACCTCTTGAATTTTTATTTTTCTTACTTCGTCATTTACTTTTTTAGACAAAGTGCTTAGTTTGTTTTTAAGCCTGTCAAATTCTTCGTTTACATACTCCTTAAAAGTTTCCGGAGTTGTTATGCTGTTTATATACTCTTTTAATAGCTTTTTTTGATTTTTATTAAACTCACTGTACTTTTCATTGAATTTTTGTACCATTAATTTGTAAACTAAAGCTTTGGTACCTTTATCAAAAGTCTCATACTCCTCTAATACAGGGTCTTTTTTAGTCTCTTTAGTACCTGCACATATGTCTTCCATTATGGAAAACTTATATTTTACTTCATTTTGAGGATCTATGCTATCAGACTGGTACATTTCAAACAACATGTACACAGAAGCCAAGGTTTTATAGTTCTCTATCTTAGATTTAAAGAACTCTTCAATGTCATAGTTCTCCTTAATTTGAGATATTAACTTGTACTTTTGGCTATTTAACAAGCTCTTATTCAACTTTTTATGTGCCTCTATAGAGGATTCAATAACAATATTGGCTTTTGCTTCGGATAGGTTTTTGTTGTTCAAAAGAGCCTTGTATATCTTATACTCCTTAGCAATAGCGTTATTGTTAAAGTTGTTTTTCAAAATATCAACGGCTTTTGATTCTTTATTATTAAGCGTATCACTAGTGATTTGCCTAACAAGCAATTCAAACAAAAGGCCGGTATTCCGAAGTTTATTATGTTTAAGCTTCATTGTAAATTGATCTTCTATAAATATTACTAAATGTCGTGATTAATAAGGTTACTTTCATCTAAAAGACCAGATTCTTGATCTTTTTGTTCGTACAGAACAATTTTCTTTTTTCTTTTACCTTCTAGTCCTTTTAGAGCCGATTCCATTGCAAATGGTTTGACCTTATCTGTCCTAGTTTTGTCCAAAGGAGTGCTTGGTTTCATACCTTTAGAACCTAGTGGATCCCTTCCAAAAGCCGACTTATCAGTTTTAAATATAGAGGCTTTCTCTTTTGGTCTTCCTACTGGATTTTTTTCAAATTCATCGTACTCATCTGGTACGTCTAAGTTAGGGTTTTCCTTTCCCCCATCTGAATACACAGAGGCAAGATCATGAGGAGTACCGTAAGATTCTCCAGATATAGAAGGATCATTTCCTTCATTCTCAATCTGATTGTATCTAAATGTTCTCTTAACATCTTCAGCAATAAGATCTCTTTGTTCATTAATTTGATCTTCAGACATTTGGAATATCTTATCTCCAATCCAATCAGAAGAAAACAACTTCTTATCCATAATATTTCCAGCAAGATCTACCTTCTCTTTAAGGAGGGCTATCTTTTCTTGTTCATAGATTATAGAAGGGTTGTTTAATTCAAGACTAAAATTAAGAAGATCCGCGTCTTCAAAGCCCTGAACATACAAATGTATAATTGCTATCTTTTCTAACTCGCTAATAATAATTCTTTGTATTCTTTCTACTGTACGGCTAAACCTTACGTCTAGAGCACTGATGGTTGATTTGCCGTTAAGTTCATCTGAATAGTTCAAGAAAGATTTAGGTACTTTCATAGAACCTAACATAAGATCTCTTAAAAACTCAACGTCTTCTATACCTGCATATTCTAGACCTTTTGTAGTGTCTATCTTAGTGGTATTGTCTCCAGGTCTAACAGGAATATAGAAGTCCTCCAACATGTTTTGTACATTGAACTTCAAGTTATAATCACCTGTTTGTTGATCTACAAACGGAGTTTTTTTCATACCGTTTATAGTCTGTTGTACAAAAGCGTTTACTTCATTAGGAGGAATGTTACCCACATTTATATAGAATACCCTCTTTTCAGGAGCCCTCATAATCCTATGCAATAACATTGCATCCATCATAAGAATATACTGTTTAAAGTATTTCCTAGCTGGTTCTATATATGATCTACCAAAGGGGAGATAGTTAGTGTCAGTTAACAGTCTAAAGTGGGCTATTTCAAAATTCTCAAAAGATTCTTTATTTTTAGTAGCAGTAGTTCCACCAGCTACAGCTACAGGATCATAAACAAACTTAATATAGGAAGGATTATTTGGATCCTGCCCTTCTTCACGGATCATATCGTATACAGATAGCGGTCTTACACTGTATACTCCAAACTTTTCAGCAATGTCTAATTTCAAAAAGAAATCTCCGTATTTACACATAGACCTAATCCACATAGGTAAATTAAACTCTATGTTTAATACCTGATAAAATAGATTATATAGAATTTTTTGAATATTTTCGTTTGAACTCCTTATTTTTAATACTTCGTTTGTATCTCCTTTCAGTGTAGCCTCCTCGCAAAGTATATCCAAAACTGAAGCTACTAGACCATCTGTATCCATTGCCTCGTAATCAGCATATAATTGTAACCTTAAAGTCTGGTAGTTTAACGTTGGGTTAAACTGCATTCTTTGCCCGGCTTTATGTAGCCTTGTGAACCTGTCTACTAAAGAATTGGTCTGTAATTGGCCAAAAGATTGAATCCTCTCCACGTCCATTACACGCAGTTGCTTACCTCCAACATTCCTTACAACAACGTCAGTGGAGAATAAACGTTTTAAACGAGGAAAAAGTGACTTATCTACCGGCATAATTATTAAAAATTTATGATTTTATTATATATAAATATCAAATATTAACGTATTAACCAGGTTATATCTTCTTGCTGGCCATTTACATTCATATTATAAGGATTGTCAAATTGACTTTGGTTTGGTGCATTATTTTGTCCTATTCCAGACCTCTTAGTTATGTTATTTAATAACGCCCTTTGCATGTCTATACCTCTATTTTTATAGTGGATTGCACTGTCTCTTAGAAACATTCCTATAGCGTATGCCATTACACAGTCATCATGATACCCTGATTGGGCTTGTGGTTTACTATTCTTCCATATAAATGTAGACATTTCTGATAGTAGCCTCCTAGAATTTATGGATATGCTATGATCTCTCACATACTGCTTAAATGCCAGTAATACTTCTGGTCTAGTTTTAGTAGACGTGGTGAATCCTGGAGTCATTCTACTAGTATCATAGTCATACATCTGAGTAATGTACTGTGATACGTTTAAAGTATCTCCTTTGGGGGAATAGTATATATTACTATAATTCAATTCTAGTATATCAGAAGTGGTTGCATGACCTAGTCCTGTATTCTCTACAATCAACAAAGCACTGTTATACTCCGTAGCTATAGCCACAGCAAATTTAGATAGGCTTTTTGTATCCATGTCCCCTCTATACTCAGCTACTTGTGATCCAGTGAATACATCTATTACTTGTATTACAGATGAATCGGAACCGTCTCCTTTAGCTGTGTCCACTATTACCATGTAATTCCTGTTTGGGTCTGGGTATTCCCATATCCAATAATCTTTATGGGGACCTCTTTGTTCTATAGCATCTCTAGTCCTTTCGGTATAGTATTCCAAGTCTTCCGGCTCAAAATACGTATCTCCAGAGGAAATAAAGTTACAATCACACTCCTGTGATGCCATCCTCTTACCAAGTTCTTTATCTTGATCTTCTCTCCATTTTTGATTTCTGTCGGGGTGGACATTCCAAGGAAGTCTTACTGGTACAAAATTATTATCTTCAGATTCAGCGCCTACCCATTGTTGATGAAACCATTGACCAACTCCATTAGGAGTAGATAATACTATAGCTCTACCTCCAGTCGCAAGAGTTTGTTGTGCAGATCCCCATAAATCTTCTGCATTTTCTATAAAGGCAGCTTCGTCTAATACTAATACGTTTGCAGTGTATCCCCTAGCACTTTCCGAAGCTCCAGAAGCTGCTTTTATCTTAGACCCGTTAGCAAGTATAAGACTTAGCTTATTATCCTCTACAGACTGCACTTTAATCCAGCTAGGTAAGTTTGCGTAAGCAAATCTTACTTTATCTACAATGTTACGAGCTTTTTCTTGTGTAGGGGCTAATGCTAATATAGATTGATCTTTTTTGAAGATCATTAACCATAAAGCGTATGCAGCAGTAAGAGTAGTGATACCAAGCTGTCTTGACTTGAGGATAAGTGTCCTATCGTGTTTATTAAGAAGAAATAATAACTTTTCTTGGAATACATAAGGATTGAATAACATTCTACCTTCACTAGTCTGTATGTAAACAAACTTTTTTAGGAAGTATATTGGATCATTAGCACACTTGAGATACTCTTCTCGAATTATCTCTTTTATAGATTTTTCTTCAGACATATCATTTTATGAGTATAAAACCTACCGCTATTGCGATTAACCCAAAAGATATTTTACTGGCAAGTTTTTCTTTTTTTAATTTGTTATTAAGAACAGTCACAGTTGATCTGTATCTTGCTTCTTTTAATGCATCTATGTCTATAATATACTTATATTCTTTTATTTGATAGTCTTTATACTTTATTATAGAGTCTTTATAATCCTTCTCTTTATTTAAAGTATCTATATTCTCTAAAAGAAAAATACGTTCTTGTTTAAGAACGTCTAAGTACATAAGATCTTTTACTATTTTCTTAGCTATATCTTTATGTAGCTTTATGCTATCACTATTTAATACTTTCTGTATCTTTATATCTGTCTGAGAAAAACTGCTCAAGCTCAGAAACATCATAGCTATCAATAGTCTGAATTTGTACTTCATAAGTTTGATATATTTTTTTTACTTTACTCTGATTATCTTTTATTTTCTCTTCAGCTACAGCTACCTTAGATGCAAATATACTAATTTGATTTTGAAATACAACAATAGAATCTTCTTTTATTTTTATTTTTGCATTTAAACTATCTATTATTTTTTGAGATCCTTCAATATTATGACCTTTATACTCATGAAATACTAAAAAGGCTCCTAATACTATTAGCGCTGCTATAATAATTTTTTTCATATTATTTTATTGAATCTTCCCAAAATCTAAATACTATGTTACCTCTAAGGTAAGCATCTTTTTCCATATTTAAAAGATGTTTATCTTTTTCTGCGTATCTAGGATCTGATAATGCACTCATATGGCTTTGATCAAACATACCAGAAAGATTCTGATTGTGGTGTATCAACTCGTGTGCATAGCTTCTTAGTACATCTTTTATATGTCTACCAGCTACAAATAGGGTTACTGATTTTTGAGATGGGTCGTAGTAAGCTGTTTTACCAAAAGGATCAGTGGCATATTCTGTATTTGAAGATACTATAACTTTAGGATACGGCATTATTTTAATACCAGAATTCTGAATATACTCGGCTAAATTAAGTAAATAGGGAACAATGTTTTGTCCAGATACTTGTACGTCTTGATTAATATTTTGATATTTTAAGTCCATTATGCTTCGGGTTCTTTTGGGGTTTCTTCTTCAGGAGGGGTTTCACCGGCTGGGGCTTCTCCTTCTGGGGGAGTTTCGCCTTCAGGAGGTGTTTCTCCAGCTGGGGCTGGTGTTTCTCCTGGTTCTGGTTCCTTGGCTATTGGCTTAGTCTTTAAAAGAATGTTAATGTAATCTAAAGCTTGTTCATATTCTGACTTATTGGCTATGCTGTATTTTTTACCGCTTACCAACACTTGAAAAGAGTCTGCTGGATTAAAATCCTCTGCGTAGTTTAATTCTACTGGTGTTGGATCATATTTTATATCAAAATAATTGCCATTAGGTATTACGACTCTAAAAGTAGTAGGTTTATATGCTATACATCTTATATCCGATACTGTATCCCTTATTTGATCTAGGGATGTATCGTTCTTACTTTTTTGAGTTGTCAAAAGTTTTAACAATACAGATGTCACTTTAGGGGACTTAGATAGTATCTTTTCTAGATTTGACTCTGTTTTTACAGGAGTAATCTCAGCTTCTTCAACTAATCTATCCCTAAATATTTGATAATAATTGAGTTTCATGTATATAAATATCTACCTACTTGGCCTTTTGTGCTTTCTTTGGTTCCCACCAATCAGTACAATATTCTAAAGGATCTTGTGGTATTGTTTTTTTACCACTCCATTTTTCATAAAGTTCGTTACCGCAGTGACCAGGTTCTTTTTCTGTACCCTCATGCCAATATAGACAATTAGCACAGCAAGCCCCTCCCTTAGGAACTTTCATGCCAGCTTTATGGTTGTTCGGTAGTACATACTCACCGCCCCCATACTCTTCTTTTAGTAAATCTACTATCTTTATCATACAGTTAAATAATTATGCAGTACTCCACCTATAGTTGATAACTCTAAATCTATATCTACTAATTGTTTTTCATTTAGCTCTTTTTTCTTTTCGGTATAATCTATACCTACTATAGCTATAAACTCATTTTTAATATTATAAAGAGGGAATACATAAGTACTTTTTACATTAGCTGTAGGAACTACTGATGTAAATCCTTCAAATTGTTTATCAGCTATAGAAGTATCTGGTATTGATATAGTGCTTCCCTTATGTAATGCATTTATAGATTTACTAAAAAGACTAACCGGTATATTCTGAAACTGCCCTTGGCATTGTACGATATTAGTTGTAGATATTTCATATACAATACTAAACTTTTGTATTGATTTTCCTGTAGGATAAAAATGTCCTCCGTTATGAAATTGAATCATCCAAACTCTATCGCACTTATTATCAACCTTTACTTGTTCAAGTTTACTTGTTATCATTTGATTGACTTCAATAGACTCTGCTAGAGGATCTTTTTTCTTTTTTTCTGTCCACTGTTGTACATAATGCACTACAATTGGTCCCACTACTGAAGTAGTTACAGCCGTAACTATGGCTATTATAAGCTCTCCATTCATTACTTTCTCTTATTATTTTTAAAAGATACCTTAGCTTTTTTTGTATTTGACACAAACTGTTTTCCTTTTTTTGACCCTGCCACTTTCTTTTTTGCTGTAGCAGCTCTTTCTGCTTTAGATAACTTTTCTGCTTTTGCTTTAGGGAGGCATCTTGTAGTTGCTTTACCTTTTTTCATAGATCCACAAGGACCTGTTATATTTCCTTCCGTATCTATACGTACCCACTCTTCTTCATTAAACCAGCTGTGTAAACTCTCTTCTAGCTCTTCCGCTTCTTCTTTTTTTACTTTTTTCTTTTTTCCTATTCCTCCGTTACACACTTGAACAGCTCTTCCCATTAAATATGCAGAGTGTTTTTCTCCAGCAGCTATTCTTCTATCAGCATATGCCCTTCCCTTTGGACATAACTTTTCAGTTATAACTTGGTATCTAATATCCTCTCCACACTTATGACATATGTTAGGATCTTCCCCTCCTTCACTTACTTCCCACTCCCATCCGCAATTTTTACATTTTACTTTGGGACTTTCTTCTTTTGCTAACTCTTTTAGTATGTCTAGTAGTTTCACTATTCCGCAGATTTTATAGCTTGTGAAGTAGCTATTGCATATTGTTTTGGACCCATTTTATCTTTACCGCCACCTTTCTTAGCCATTGCTTTTATTATATCTTCCTTCTTAGCCTTTTCAGCTTTTGTAAGTTTTTTTTCATCTACAGGTTCAATCATACCTTGATCTTCTCCACCTTCTTCATCTTCACCGTGTCCTCCTAGCTCATGAAAACCTTGAGCTGCTTGATCTATGTAATTTTCAGCATTAGTAATATGATCTTGGATCCATCCTGGGATATTTCTTTCATCATCTCCTAGTTTCTTTGCAAGATCTACAGCAGATTTAATTATAGATTCTAGACTATTTTTAGCCATAGAAACTTCATGATCTTCTCCATCAGCGCCTTCTTTAACTCTTTTAATGTTTTTCCACATAGCAGCAGCTGCTACTTTTTCTCCTTTTTCTTTGGAACCATATTCCTTAGCTGCTTTAGATGCTAATTTTTCAAATCCTTTTCCTTTTTTACCTATATCTTTACCTGCTTTAGCTTTCTTTGCTACTGCTGATTTTTCTTTTTTTGACAATCCAGCAGACGGTTTTTTCTTTTTAGCCTCCAATAAAGCTTCTTTAAAAATTTCAGAGAGTTTCATTTTATTTTATTTATATGTATAAATATTTAGCTTTCTAGCCTTTCTTTCATTTCTTTAAGGCCTTCTTTCCATTTTTCTATTAAATTCTCTTTATCTACACCCCCTTCCCACTGTTCTACATCCCCTTGTTCAGTTACGTAGGTTTCTTTTACAGTATTCCTAGCAAACTCTTCTATAAACTGTTCTGCTTCTTCTATGTGTGTTACTATATTTTTAGTAACCATATTTCTAGCATAATCTTCGTATTTACCTTCCATCTTCAACTTAGTTTCTATGCTAACAACACAGTTAAAACAAGTTTTATGAATTGGGTACATCCTTTTATCTAAAGATGTTTTCATTGGCTGAGAACAGTTTGGGCATAATAAAGGCATCCTTGTTGCCTTTTTTATTTCATCTAGTTTAGTAACGGTTTGCTTTAGACCATCTTTTATAGTCCATGTCTTACCATTTTCTTCCCACACATCTCCTTCTAGCCTATCCTCTGTTTGTTTTTCATAACCAACTTGAATTCCAGTGGCATTACCATATTTTTTTGTGATAATGTTTCGGAGACGTTGAACGTCCCTTTCTTTGAACTCTTTCTTTAATTTTGTATCTGACATAACTATAGTTTTTTTATTTTTATTTTTAAATCTCCTGTACCTTTTATAGCCCTATGCCACTCTCCCATTGGTATGTGAATCTGACCTTCTATTTTCATAGGAAGTCCTCCGTCTTTCTGAAAAAACCAATCGGTTGGTTCTATGGGTTCAATTACACGATCCTCTCTATCCCTATGCCACCTTAATTCCCCAGAGTCAACATCAGCTTTAAAAACCCTTTCATACCAACCTTCACTATATGTTTCTATGTAAGGTCTATCCTGCATAGATTATCCGTTTCTTCTTCTACTGTACATATGCTGAAACAACCTAATAGCGTCTTGTAAAAAGTTTATTAAATTATTTTTTAATCTATCTCTTGATTGTGCATCTTTTTCAAAAGATTTGTTTGGATCATCAGCACCATAGTACTTTTCTTTTATAGAATTTATACTTCCTCCAGCAGTACTTGCCATCTTATCTATCAAGTTTCCTCTTCCAAACTTACCTGAGTACACTGTTACAAAAATATCGTCTATCAAAGCTTTTAAAGATGCCATATCTTTTTCATTGGCTGACGATACATCAAACAAACTTTGAAAATCAGTAGCCATGATTGGATTAGCTTTAAACTTATCTACCAATCTATTAAAATCTTTATCTTTTGATTGTTTTGCGTTTCTAATTTTATTTCTAAGTTGCTCTATTCTTTTGATTAAATTTTCAAATGATTTTAATTTATCATAAGATAGTTTCTTTTCTAAATAATTTAAAACTTCATTATCAGTTATATATTTACCTTCTGATAGGGTTTTCTTTTGAGCTAACTTATACATTTTTACTAATGTATCCTTAGCTATCATAGGACTTTTAATTTTACCCCCATCTGTTCTCTCTACTTCTACTGTACCATCTTTTTTTACACTAACTACTCTAATCGCAGCTGTTCTTCCATTACGTCCTGTAATTTTAAACTCACTTCCTTTTTTAATTGTTGGTCCTTCAGGAACTGTTACAGATGGCTTATTAGTAGGCTCGGATGATGGTTTTTCTCCTTTTTCTTTAGCTCTCCTAGTAGCTGCTCCAGTTCCAACATTATCTGCAGATCTTGTTCCCAGCATATCTCTGCTATTAACAATATACTTAAATACATTCTTTAATGTATTGTACAAATCATCATTATCTCCTTTAGGTTCTTTAGCAGATACCCCAGCTCCTTTACCTTTTTCTTTTGTTCCTTTATCTGTTGCAGTATCTATAGGACCTGGGTTTATTGGAGAGGGTTCTACTTGTATTTTAGTGTCTACTTCTCCTTCAGGCTCTATTACAGTGCCTCCAGGAATATTTCTTAAAGATTGATAAAGTGCATTTAAAGTAGCTGCCCTAGATGTTTTTTGACCTTTAATCCTCATGATTTTAACCAAAGCCCCCGCTCCAAGCAATCCAACACCTATAGGACCTAATATAGCTCCTAATCCTTTAGCTATGGCATATCCAGCTCCTGTTTTTATAGATCCTCTAACAAATACTTTAGGGATAACTTTAGTCAGTATTGAAACCATTTGTTTACCAGCTATTGTACCATATAAAGTAGTATTTGTAGGTACCAATTTTCCTGTTCCCGATGCTGATCCATGAAACAAGTCATTCATGTTCTTATACTTACTTGGATTTTTTAAGAACTCATGAAGACCTTTAGAAGCCTCTTCCGGCTTCATCATTACACCACCTTTCTGACAAAGAAGATCTACTCCTTTATTAGCATCTCCGCCACCAATTTGCTTCAAAGAATTAACAAATTCGGTAGGGCTTGAATTACCATCTAATTTATGCTGTGTTACTCTTCCAAGTAATTTATACACGCCTTCTCCAGGTTTGATATCGGTCAGTACTTTTGACTCTGTAGCTAAGTCTTGAGTCCAATGCCCAGGAGTTATTATATCAAACAAGTGTTTAAACCATTCTGTGTTTACTAACCAACTAAATCCTCCTAATGCAGATCCAACTCCCAACAAAGTCATTGGTAGTTTATTAGATTTAAGAGTGTCCATTTTGGTACTCTTAAAGTCTGCTTTATCTTCTTCTCCGCTTCTTGCGGCTCTGTTAGCTGCAAACTGAGCTCTAACGTCTGCGGCTTGGTCTTCATTTAACCCAAAAGCTTCGTCTATGTTTTTATACTCTTCTTCTGTTATTCCATCTTTAGACTCATCTACAGTTGAGTAAGCTGCTGCTAATTTTGCATCTAGAATGTATTTAACATACTCTCTTAAATCATTGATTATAGCATTGGCAGCATCAATAGGTAGATTTTCTTTTTTTGTAGCATCAACTATAGAATCATAACAAGCAGATATGCTTAAAACAATACTTAAAAAATCAGCTGCTTTTAAGTTATTTGGAAATTCCTTATTTGTTTGTTTAATAAGAGTGTCTAGATCTTTTATAAACTTATTACTTTCTTTATTAATAATAGCCTCTATTCTTGCTTCTGCTGCGGCTAGTTCTTTCTTTTTTCCAAACATCTTTCCGTTAACCTTGTAAGAACCTAACTGGCCCATTACATATTTTAACTTTTCCCAAGTTTTAGAAGTTTCTGGTTTATTCTTTTCTTCCCACTCTCCTTCTTTTAATGATCCTTGTAGATCTTTGATTAGTTCTTCTGGCGACTTGCCTGTTATTTGTTTTGCTTTATTTAAAACCATTTGAGCAACTTTTGGGTCTTTCATTTTATCTTGTATCAGACCCATTATTGAGCTGTCTAGATGTGCTTCTTTTAGTTTTCTTTTAATTGCATCATAAGCCGTAATTGCCCCAACTCCTAATACTCCTGTTGCCGCTGCAGCCAAGAAAATTACTCTGGTGCCTATTTCTTTAGCATATTGGCCTAAATCCTGATCATACGGCTTCGCCATTTTTTCTGCTATATCTGGATAATGATTAATAAACCATTCTCCTACTTGATATTCCCACGAACCATGACTTTTTTTTATATTGCTTAGCTCTTCTCTTAAAATTTTTTTAATAAGATCTTGAATCTCTTTGTTTTTGTTTGCCATTTTTATTTACAATTGTGTATATAAATATTTTAAAATCTACCAATATCCTGTAAAACTTGACTTAATTCCTAACATTTTGGCATATCTTGGTAGTCTGCAGCTCCAGTAGTTAGCCATGGTTTTATCCTTAGCTTGTGCACATTTATGTCTTGCTGCAAAAGATTTACGGGCCTTAGGGTCGTTGATCTTAGCTTTTAAACCTGTGGTATCCCCAAAAGATACTTTTTTAATTCCTCCACCTGGTTTTCTTACATACACGTAAAATTTCTTAGCCCCTCCACGATGTGGGTGATTTAATTGAACTTCTTTCCCCTGGTGCTTAATTTCATTAATTTGTTCAAAGCTCATTGGGAAATCTAACGGAACTTTAACTCCATTATAATATCCATACTCTCCTAGATCTGTATTAGCTAGTAATTTCTCCTCTTCTTCAGTAATAACTAAAAGACCTTTTTTATAAAGTTCACGAGCTTCTTTAAACAGATCAAAATACTTTTTAGAAAAAGGCCTATAGATATTCTCTGTGAGAGGCCTTTCGTTGTCTACGTGATACTGCAGTCCTTCAGAAAGTTTTTCTCCGGAACACCCACAATCATCAAATGCTTCTAGGAATATGTCTCTTAGTTTCATTATTTAAGATTTACTAATTTGTATTTAGTTGATTCTATAAGAGCTACTACTTCATCTACTTGATTCTGAAGATACGAATCTTGAGGTATTGAAGATCTTATACCTTCAACAAATTTACAAAGAGCTTGAAAATATAATATTGTACCTCCATCTTCTTTAATAGTTCCTCCCATTTGGTATCCATAAAGTATACCATATCTTCCTTGAAAAGTCTCAACAAGACCGTCAATATGATCTATAATTCCTTCATAATACTCTTGCAATGCTTTATGTTCTGCAAAAGACTTTGTTTGTAAATGATAGATGTGCGCCTGATTTCTAGACTGCATTAGTGTTCCGATAAATAATCCAAACTGTTCCATTTTTAATCTTCTTTGTTTATTGGTTCAAACACACTTTTCCAAAATCCATCACTGAACTTCTTAGTGTATTCTTCTTTATAATTAATCAGAGGTGATTTTTCTTCTACAGGTTCATCTGAAATAGACGGTTTACTGAGTAATTTCATGTACTCATTAATTTGTTCATCAGAGAAGTCGTCTGGTAATTCTGCTTTGGCAGCTCCATTATCTCCGTCTATGGCAGCTTGATGTAAAGCTGCTGACGATTTATAAAATTGAGAAGGAAGAAGTTGCATCCCATAATAAGGGAATTTAGAAAACTTCTTTTGCAGACCCTTATGCCTTGCAGATTTCTCATCTAAAGCTAGGTAAGCTGGTTTATCGCTTTTTTCTTCGAATATTGAATGGACTTCACTAAGAGGTCCTTTATCTTTTGACTTTATTATAGTAGCTTGTGGTGCAAAATTTGATTTCATCAACATTTCCCACATCTTAGCCTTTTGATCTTGACTTATAAGACCGTTATCTTTTCCTATTACCACATGGACATGACTAATCTCTGGCCTATTTAAAAGCCAATACAAAGCATTTAAATGCATTTTAGTTGGAGGTGCGAATTCTCCAGGATAATAGCACGGATGTTGTTCTTGCATATTTATTCGATACTATTATAAATATCGAACTTATCCGTTAATCATAGTCTGTTTATACGTGGATGTAGAAGACTTAGCTGGAGGGTATAACTCTACGTTTTCATGGAATTCAGAGGTGTCTGGGTCTATGATATTCATATTTGTAGTACCTTTTAGACTCTTTAAAAACGATTCCCTTTCTTTCATTTTAGCCTTAATAAGCTCTAATTCCTTACTAAGCTTATTCCAGATAGGGTCTCCACAAGACTCATAGTCAAATTTGGTAGCCGCCTCATATAATTCAAATTTAACCCCATGTTTGGTATTAAATGTCTTTCCATCATCTGAATTTCTCTCTATCTCATCTCTTACCAGATCTACAAAAGTATTCTTACCATTATCGTCTGATAGTTCTTTTAGACTTTTTCCAGTCTCTTCCACAAACTTTAACATTACAGCAATGTCTACAGCAGACATATTACCATCCATAACAGCTGTATATATGTTTGTAGCTGCCTTAGCTACTCCTTTCTTGGTTAAATCTGGGGTTTGGTACTGAGTTTCATCTAGTTGTATCAAAAAATTTGTCTTATTTTCCATTATAGTAGCATTTTATATTTTAATAATTTATTAAAAGTCAAGGGTTCTACCTGTTGAATTAGAGACAGAAATGCGTCAAATCCCATAGAAGAGGGATCCTTATCTTCCATTTCTACAAGAAATACCTTTTTACCTAAAGACATTAAGGTCTCACAATGTTTTAAAGCCATGGCTATGGCGTCTTTGTCCAAAGCTACGTATACTTTTTGTATTTTAGATTCTACTAGCTTTTTCATAAGCTTTGGAGTTATAGACTTTCCTAGCAGTGGTATAGCGTTTCTTTTAATAGCCAACATATCAAACCCTCCCTCACACAAAACAACAGGTACGTTCCAATTAATATACATCTCAAATGGGATAATATCCCTTGAAGCCTGGGGGTATTTATACTTTAATCTTACTTCTGGGTCAAACGATCTACCTACAAAGAAGTTTATCTTACCAGAGGAGTCAAAGGATGGCATTATAATCCTTTCTGCATATGGACCTTCTTCACAATACCCCATTTGGTACTTGATAATATCTTGTTCGGTAACTCCCCTTTTCTTGAGATATAACATTGCATGTTTAGCAAGAATATCACTCTTCTTAACATCTAATAGAAACTTGTACTCAACTGGCAAAACTCCATCAAACTCTGCGGTATCCTGATCTTCCCTATCTGTTCTTACTATTATTGTGGATAGATCTCTCAGCTGACTAGATGTAGCTCCTATCTTTCTAAATAAAGATCTTATAGTACGTCCTTTATTTCCGCATACCCAACACGCCCATCTATTATTGCCCTCAGAGTCAGTAACAATGTCTATCTCAAGTTTTCTCTTAGATGTACCATGAGTAGGACAATCAGGAAAAGGACAATGGTATTTTCTGTTGGTCTTGGTGGCTTTTTCACCATACCCTAAAACTTGATCTATGAGACCTGAAAGGATGTTCTCCATCCATCAAAGATACAACTAAATATCTTTTCTCCAAAACTTACCGAGAATGTTATCAACATAGCAGTTTGTAGACTCTAAACACCCATTTATGATCTGATGCCTCAATTCTTGGTATGTCATCTGTTTTTTATGGGTACATATGTGCAATATCTCCCTGATAAAAGCCTCTTTACCTAACTCCTTTATATCTGCCTTAAGCGTAGCATTAGAGCCGTAATAGGTCTTCCAATCGCTTTCAGATACTACTTTCTTTTTAGTTGGTTTTTTCCCTTTACCAGTATGTTCTAATAATTCTTTTTTTGTAAGAGGTTTGCTACGTTCTGATATTAGATTCTTTCGTCCTATATAAAATTTTTCACCATCTACCTTTTTTATCTTATATATAAAACCGTATGCATTTTCTGGGAATTGTGTGATGTCTGTTATAACTTGTCCTTTGTAAAACCACATATTAAATATCCATTCTTATTAAGAAATTTGTATCTGTACTTGGAGATATTGGTACCGGTTGAGCGAATTTAGCTACCATTAATAAATCATTAGCATCATTGTAAAAACCTATTGTACTTGCATATGGCATAAAATCAGATCCAGATGCAAATTCTAACATGTTTTCTTGACTGCCGGATGTAAGTAATGACGGATTATAGCTATAATTCATTTCATGATCTTTGATAGTACATTTTATAGTACGCTCTATAATCATGTGATTATTTGTAAAATTAAGTTTAAAATCTTGATATTGTATCATATTATTATGTTATTAAGCACAAGTACCAGGACTTACACTAGTACATGCATTGACTGATACTACTCTTCCTGTAGGAATCACAACGCAAGAATATCCATAACCCATGTTACCTACCTTAGTTATTCGGTGATATAGCCCATCTCCTCCAGTCCATAAAGTATATGTTGTACCAGATCTAGTATATAGATATTGCGCAGTTAATAAAGCTTCTGATGATACTGTTGCATACACTGATGTTGTTACTGAGACAGTGGAATCGCACGCATCTCCGCAATTTGAATACCCAACAGGAGATATCATATACTCATAATAAGTAGTGTCAGAACAATTGTAGCCTGTTGTAAGGCTTCCACCATTGCTTACAGATACTCCGTTTACTTTTGTTATTGTAGCAGTTGATTGACCGTTTGAATAGTTAGATGCTATATTTTGAGTTCTATGTATTAACATAACATCTACATACCCAGCTGCTGGAATTGTTTGAGTTGTAACTTGTGTATTTGTTAACACCGTAGGTATATCTGTATAACTAACACTAGCATATGATGATGTTAATACTGTTCCTGGTGTTGGATTTGCTGAAGGCAGTGTTGTTAAGTATAGTGTACCAGAAATAGACGCACTTACTGAGTTTACACTTGTTATAAATTGCTGAGAAGTTAACGTTACTTCTACAGTAGTTCCTGCTGGGGCTATCAATCTAGACCATATTCTACCTCCACTTCCACAATTATTGCTAGTATTTGTAAAGTTACTATCAAAATATATAGGATTTTGAGTTGGAGTTGGAGTTACAGTAGGAGTTGCAGTTATTGTTGGTGTTGGAGTTGGTGTAGGAGTTGCTAAGTATATGTTTAACGAAGTACTACAAGTTCCGATAGAAGTTACAGTAATAACAGAAGCACTGGTAGATATATTTACACTATACCCTGCTAATAGTTGTGATCTGCTAACATTCATTGCTACTACTCCTAATACATCATCAGATATATTAAAAGGGCCTGCAGAAGCTCCTATACTAGCTATTGTTACTGTTACTGATTTTGTTGCCATAAGACCTTTCTATTTATTTTTAACATATCTCTATTACGCCTCCCACTGTTACATCTACATTTATGTAGCAAGATGTAGCTGTTGTTGGAGTTATTATATAAGGCAGATTTGTTCCACATCTACCTCCATATACATACCCATCAGCAGATCCTCCATGAAATACTGCATCATTATCAGAATGTGCGGCTACGGCTGCAAACTCTACTGATAATCCTGCCGGTACAGCTAATCCAGGAGTTACCACTGTTGCTGTAGTAGTTAATGCAAATGGTGACCCTGTATATAGGCTCCACTCAGGACCTCCATCTATTCTATAAAACAAATCTAAATCTGGAGGGGATGCAGTTGCATACCTTCCTTTTAAGTACACAGTCACAGTATTAGTAGTAGTTGTAGGTGTTGGAGTTGGTGTTCTTGTAGGCGTCGCACTAGGTGTTGCTGTTGGCGTTGCTGTTACTACAGAAGTAGCAGTTGGGCTTGGGGTTGGAGTTGGTGTTGCTTGTATTATAGACCCTCCAGACATTGAACAATCCACTACTATAGTTGGTGTAGGAGTTGGTGTAGGTGTTACAGTAGGAGCTGGTGTTGGCGGTTTTATATAATATGTAACATAATTGTTACACCCAGGATCTGTATTAAATACTATTATGCTGCTTGCTGAATCCGGTATTCCACTTACATTATACCCTGCCAAAAGACTACTTCTAGATACGCCAGTATCTAATTGAGTTCCGACTGATACACTGTCGTAGTATATATCAAACGGACCTCCAGCATCCCCAGAAATAAAAACTTGATAGGTATTCATATATTATAAATATTTTCTTTCTGACTTTTAGTTAGTGCAGATCCTATAACTTGGTGCATATCATAATATTTATAGTCCGTCAGCCTACCTCCAAAGATATATACAGACTCTTTGTCCATCATTTCTTTGTACTTTCTATATATAGAGTTGTTTTTATCATCATTTATGGGATAATAAGGCTCTCCTTTTGATTCTGGATATTCAAAAGTTACTATTGTATTTTTTTGTTTTCCAAAATCAAAATGCTTATGCTCAACTATTCTAGTAAAAGGAACATCCTCATCAGTATAATTCATACCTGCAACCCCTTGATAATCAGGCATGTTAATATTCATAGTTTCAAATCTAAGACTCCTATAGTCTAATTTTCCATGCATATATGAATAAAATCTATCTATGGGGCCTGTATATACTACTTTTTTAGCAATATCGTTAAAATAATCTCTATTATAAAAATAATCAGTATCTAAGCGCACTTCTATGCCTTTTAGTAACTTTTCAAATATTTGTGTGTATCCTCCTATTGGGATGCCTGAATACGTGTCTTCGTAGTAATTGTCATCAAAAGACATTCTTATGGGTAGCCTCCTTATAATACTTGTAGGTAGTTCTTTTGGATCTTTCTTCCATTGCTTCTTAGTATATCCTTTTATGAATATATTGTATATTTCAGGACCTACTTGTGATAGAATCCACTCTTCTAAATTACTTGGGTTTTGTATATCAACTTTTACATCTTCTAATTTTCTAATAGCTTCATCCGGAGTTGTTACCCCATAAACTTGATATAGAGTCATCAAATTTATAGGAAAAGAATAAACCTTCCCTTTATAGTTTACTTTTGGCCTATAGCTAAAGTTATTAAACGTAGCGAATCTATTCACATAATCCCATATCTTTTTATCTGATGTGTGAAATATGTGAGGTCCGTATTTATGTACATTTATACCATCTATATTTTCTGTGTAGCAGTTTCCTCCTATATGATTACGTTTATCTATTACAAGGCATTTATATCCCTTATCCGTCATTTCTCTTGCAAAAACAGACCCATATAAACCAGATCCTACTATTAGATAATCGTACATATTATTTTTTTATATATAAAGCATCACCCCACTCATTAGGGGTAATAAGAGTTTCTACTCTCTTTAGATCATACTTTTGTAAATACTGATCTATATCTTCTATTAAGGCACACTCTAAATACAGATAATTAGTGTTTACTTCCAAGTAAACGTAATCCATGCTGTTCAAAATATCTTCAAAGCCTTTTAGTACTTCTAATTCATAACCCTGTACATCAACATTTAAAAAATTATACTTACTAATATCTATATTATTTTCTTGTATAATTTGCTTCATTGGTTTTATTTCAACATCAATAGTGTCTACAAAAAATACGCTTGGGTGTTGTTCTAAATGGGTTCCCATTTTCAAAAAAGAAGAAGATTGTCCATTATTTGCTACATTAAAAGTAGCAATTTTATTTTCGTTTCCAACTCCTGATATTATTACTATATCTTCTGGATATCTTTCTTTTAAAATATTTTCATAATTTGGATTAGCTTCTACCCATACAATAGGGTTTATCCCATTTTCGGTATACCACTCTTTTTCTTCTCCATGAAATGCTCCTATATGTACAGCCCCTTTAAGAGGTTTTTTAAAATGCTTTTTTAAATCTGTTATTAACATTCTATATTTTTATAAAATTATTGCAATATATATCTTTTGTATCAAGATGCTTTGCTGCTGGTCCAAACCATGTTTTTGGAGCTATTATCTTTTTATCCGGATTATCAGATAGCCAAGATCCCCACCAACTAAAACTACTATTTGCTATTATATGATCATGACAATTAGATATTAAGCACATATCATAAATCAAACTGTTAAAGTTAAATAGTATATTACTCCTATTTAAATTTTTTTCACACCAATCTTTATCATCAGATGTACATACAAAAACAGTATTTCCATCGTCTAATAAATCCATAGCTTTGTTATAATAATCTATTTTGCACAATGGATGAAATTCTGTATTTCCAAGATAACTACCTCTTCTAACATGTAGGGATACTAATTTTTTACCTTCTAATTTATCTAAATACTGTTTTACCTCTTTTACTACATTTTCTTTAAAAGTAAACTCCTTTCTTACTATATCGGAACAATGTTTAAAGTACTTATCTGTCTGGTAATATCCTTCAAAATCTGTGTCCTCTTTTATATCAAAAACTTCTTTATTATATGAAAATTCAACTTCTTTATAAAAATTATCTGGTTTAAATGTTTCTTCTATGTACTCTTCTAAATTAAAAAATTCAAATAAATAAGAAGTTTTTACTGTTTCTGGATCTATTACTATAGGTACTTTTAGTTTATGCTTTATCCCTAATAAAAGGGCATATTGGAACATTTGATTTCCTAATTGTCCATATATACCAAGTTTACTAAAAGTAACTTTCATAATTATATTACCATGTTATTATCGTATCTAGCTTGTATTGATGGATAATAGTCTACTGCCATTTCTTCTAAAGTAGAATAGCTAGGCATTTGCCATGCCAAATTTTTAATAGCCATGTATATATTATTTTGTGGGGATAGCGCTAGATCATGATAGTACAAATCAGTTGATGGTAAGTGTTTAAATGGTATGTTTAGTATTTTATCATAAAAATGGTTATTTACTGCATAGGCATGTGCTGATAATGCGCCTAATGACCTTCCTAAGTTATTGGTTACTTTTTGGTATCTTAATGGATTACATCCTATATAAAACATATCCCATCTTTCCATTGTTTTTAAATCTTCTATTGTTTTTGATAACTCATCTACAATAGTATTATGAAACATTGCATCATCTTCAAAAATTAAAACATTTTTATATCCCATCAATTTTGCTCTAAATACTACACTAAGATGGGACAGAGTGCAAGATTTAGTAAACCTGGCATGCTCAGGTCTTTCGTCATTTCTAAAAAAACATCCGTCTTGCCTAATACTTTCATTTTGTTCTGGAGATAAGGTTATAGCTGGAAATCTCTCTGCTTTTATATCATAATTAGACAGTTCTTTCTCAATGTGGTCTTTTCTATCTGTTCTTTCTTCTAAATTTATGTAGAATATTTTATCAAAAAAATCAAAAGGATTCATATTTTTAAAATTTATTTATAAAATTAATCCACATTGGGCCTATTTTATTTATGTCAAAGTTTTCAAAAATATAAGAAATACTTTTATCTCTCATACTTTCTTTTGTTTCTAGGTCTTCTTCTATCTGTTTTACTTTTTCTACAATATTATCTATGTAATCCATCTTTGGCTCATGTGTAACCCTCTCCCTCATCATTTTTTCCATATCTATATCCGGAGGAAAATCTAGCTTATAATAATAACTCCCATAGTACTCTTCGTGAGATCCTAAAGGATATGATACTACCACTACTCCCATACCTAATGCCTCACCCATTGCGCAGGAGTGTACATCTTTATACACATGTTCATTTGGAGTATATTGTGGAAATATAAAATAATCGCTAGTAGCAAGTTCAGTAAATAAAGTTTCTTTATCTATTCCATTTTGTAAATTAACATAGTCAAATGCTACAAAATTTTCATCCCATCCTAATTCTTTTACAGCTTTTAAAGCTACATCACCACCTCTAGACCACTGGGCTGGAAATATTACTTTTTTATGCTTTCTTTCTAATTTCTTATCCAACACTTCTTTCATTACATCTAGTGTCATTGGATTAGGTATTACTGTTTCGTATACAGTTGGTAGATTTTCTTCTAAGTATTTTATGTTTTCTAAATGGTGTTCTCTAGCCCATTTTGATATATTAACATACCCAACTTTTAAATTATGTTTAATTGCATAGTCTTTTAACTCTGCCGTATAGTATCCCCATGATAAATGACACCAATAAAAAATTCCTTTTTTTATTTTTGCATTCAAACTATCATATTCACCAAACCATAATGAATTTATTAGTATGTCAAACTCAGTATCTTCTATACCTTCTAAACTAGGTATGTATGTATAGGTTACTCCATTTACAATCTCTTTTCCTGGATTAAACGTATATCCTCTTTTGCGTCTATCTTCTTTTAGATGATCATCTGACTCTTCTACTGCCATGACAACTTCATGACCTTGCTTTGCTAAATACTCTGCGACGAGTATACTTGAGGTATCAGTTCCGGATAACCCTGCTTTGTCATACCTCATCTTATGACCAGTTACATAATTACTTCTTGAGGCGTTCCCTGTTACAACAAATAGTATTCTCATACATTTATATCTTTTTCGTACCTTTCACTCCACTGTTTATTTTCATCAAATAAGTACATTACTATTTTATCAGGCTTATCTTGAGAATCTATAGTAGTTGTGTACATATTATTTATTAGATTAACATACTCAGGTTCTGTTTCAATTTTAAAATCCTTCCTATATAATTCCAATCCAGATTTTGTTTGTATACCTAGTGTTAAAAATTTAGGGTTTTCAAATTCAAATTTCTTAAAAAATTCTACATCCCAATCAACTGTAACATCATACTTATAAGTTTTAAACTGCTCTTCCCAATCTATTGGATTTGGTGGTTCTTTAACCTTTAGAGTATAGTCTTGTATTCTGCAATTTTTAAAATCAAACCCTCCATATACCTCATAGTCGTGTAAAGTCCTCACCGTTCCTAATCCATATATTCCCATATCTATGCCATGCTCTTCTTGTCCAAACAATTGCCTAGTCTTGTTCCTAGCATATATATCTCTTTCCCCAGATGTTTTTTTTGTTTGGCTTTCTAATCCGTGGTCATCCCAATGTTTTCTTCTGTAATTTCTAGTGTATTCGTGCCACATTACCATTCTGTATGGGCTATAGAAATCATACCCATGAGTGAACGCTCTAACACTCATAGTTGTTTCTTCTGTGTATCCACCAAAATAAATGTCAGGATCGTATCTAACTTCATCTATAAACTTACCATCTACAAAGTAAAAGTGTCCACTGATAGTTCTAGCTCTTATTACCTTAGTTCTTTCCTGATAATCCTGAATATACCAAGGCATACTCATAAGTAATTTATCTGCTGAAAACTCATACTGAGACATTAATGATGGGAGTCTTTCATAAGAACATCTACAAGCTTCTGGGTCAAATGGGGTACAGTAGGTAGTAATAATCGGTTTTTCCGATTTTTCTAAAGTCTGGGCATAATCTTCCATAATTATATCATCCCATCCGTCTACAAATCTATGGTGGCTATCTATTTGTAAAGTATATTTTTCCTCATCATATAGACTATTAGTAACGTTTCTAGCCCATCCTAAACCTTCGCTTTCGGTGTAGTGGTATTTTTTTATACGAAAATTTGGTTTATCATCAAATATTTCAGTATCTTCTTCTTCATCATATTGCCAACATATACCAAATGTTAGCCTTTCAGGGTGTTTAGCCCTACTCATCATGTCATCTATTGTGAGAACTAGCTGTGGATCTCTGTAACTAGCTATCTGTACAAATATTTTATCCATAACACTTTTTTTATTATTATATGCAAATATAATATTTTTTATTTATTTTAACATATCTTTATTTTACAACTGAGTACAGTTTGAGTCAAAACAGTCAGAAACAGTACCGTATCCTACAAAATTTGCTGTTGTTGAGGTCATTGTTATAAAAGCGGTTATTGTGTAACAATTAGAAATCCCTGATGGTGCTGATCTATATATAGTTCCTACAGATAATGCACTTGTTGTTATTAATGTAGTACTACCTCCAGTAAGACAACTCGTAGCGCTATATTGAAAATTATTCTGTGGTACTGGTGTAGGAGTAGCCGTTGCTGGTATAGGTGTAGCAGTTGCTGGTATAGGAGTTGCAGTAGCTGGTATAGGAGTTGGTGTAGAAGTTCTAGTTGGAGTAGCAGTAGCTGGTACAGGAGTTGAAGTTCTAGTTGGAGTTGGTGTAGAAGTTCTAGTTGGAGTAGCAGTAGCTGGTACAGGAGTTGAAGTTGCTGGTATTGGTGTTGATGTTGGAGCTGATGCACATGTCATATACAATTGATAAGTTTCATTTGTAACACTATTACGTGCTGCAAGTTCAACTTTAACTGTATAAGTTTTTGTGTTATCGTATGTGAATACTAAATTTCCTGCTGATGTTCCAAAAGTATTCCAAGGTCCTGTACAGTTAGTTGCATTTTGACCTACCCAACCACTAGTTGTTACTAATGAGCCATCAGCATATATATTAAATCTATTTGGATAATCAATAGCATCATAATGGACAGTAATTGTACCTCCATTAGAAGCGCCAGACATATTCATTGCTATTGTCTGAATAGAAGGAGTTGCGCAACTTCCAAGCCCATTAGTTGACACAGTTAATGTCGAACCACCGCAAGCTATTCCTATGGGTGTAGGTGTAGGAGTGGCTGTAGCTGGTAATGGTGTAGGGGTTGGTGTAGATGTTGGGCAAATTCCAGCATTGTCAATATATATCCTACCTCTACTATTTGAATCAACACCACCAGTACCTGTCCATTGGTACCTAATTGCTAATGTTGCATGATAACTTCCTGTTTGAGGTAATGTTATATATGACCCACTATTAGGAGGTGTTAACCCCTTAACTGTAAATGGTGTTATACTATATGTACCTTGCCCTTGTTGTCCAACGAGAGTCAATGTAGACATTGATCCAGTTTGGTTTGTAATATTATAGTTAAATATTTCGTAATATATTTTTATATTTTCAGATCCTGGAGTTACTGTTATATAACCATCTGCAGTACTGTCTTGACTGTTGCTAGTTCCGGTCATTCCTACTGGGTGTAGTTGTATATCAGTAGATGTTATCCTTAAATCATTGCTATAACTACCTGCTTGAACAACCCAATCACTGAAACAAGCAGTTGCTGGTACAGGAGTTGCTGTTGCTGTTGGTGCTAAAGTAGATGTAGGAGTAGGTGTAGCTGTGGCTGGTGCTGAGGTAGGTGTAGGTGTTGGTGTAGCTGTGGCTGGTGCTGAGGTAGGTGTAGGTGTAGATGTTCTAGTAGGTGTAGGTGTTGGTGTTCTAGTAGGTGTAGGTGTAGCTGTAGCTGGTGCTAAAGTAGATGTAGGTGTTGGTGTTGGTGTAGATACTCCAGTAGAGTTATAAGTAGATGCAGAAACTTCATATATCTTACCTGCAACCGCTGTAAACGTATAATTGTTCATAGTTGTATAACTAGAAACTATTGCTGTAGTTGTAGCATTGTACAGTACCGTACTATCTGTTATATTTCTTACAATAAATGTATACCCTCCTAGTACTTCTGTTGATGTAGAAGAGTTTTGTTTTGCTAAAATACTGGTGTTAGCTGCGACAGTAAATGATCCAGAATCATATCCTCCAGCATATGTAGTACCATTTATCTCAATATCACTGTCTACAAATGGAGTAGGTAGTTCATAGTTCCACCATTTTATAGTAGCTGGTAAAGGTGTTGGTGTGGCTGTAGCTGGTAATGGTGTAGGTGTTGCTGGTATTGGCGTAGGAGTAGCTGTTGCTGGTACTACATATATTGCATACACTATAAAATTACACATTGGTTTAGTAACTACGCTTTCTATTTTAGCATAATTTGACTTAAGTATACAATTACTACTAGAGCTGCTAGTAGAAAATCTATAATGTGTAGTATATGTCCCTATTACACTTGTATTTAGTGTTACTGTTCCATTTCCATTATTAGTAAAATAAGAAACGTCCGATCCTGATAGTTCTATTGACCCTGTTAGTGCAGTCCATCCTCTAGTATTGTCGTTTAATAAAGGACTTATTAATTTAGGAGTTGTGGAAGATGAAAAAGATGCATAATCGTCTTTTGCAAACGGTGGTAAAAGAAATATGTTTTGGTAATCTGGGTTAGTTATTATTACGAGTCCGTGTTCATAAAATATATTTCCAACTAATGTATCAATAACTGAAGTATCATAAATATTTCCTTTTCCATCATCCTGTAAATTCATAAAGGATGTTGATATATTAAAGGATAAATGTTTTACAGAATTACTAAATACGTCTTTAGATATGGATAATACCTTTATAGTGGCATTTGATCCTGTTGGAAAGGATTTTATCATGTACCCTTGTGGAGTATAGTCATAATAAGCTCCGGAAGGTCTATAAATTGAAGCACTAGCATAGTTTAGAGATGCTATATTTGAGGAATCGTCTAAAAATGATCCTGAAAATTCTTGATAATATAGATGATTTACCGATTGATAAACCAATCTATCATACTCATTATTTGTTTTTACATCGTTTATAGAATCAAATATACTACTGGTTTTTACTCCATTGTATACTCTAATTCCATAAGACTCCAAATCACATGCGCTGACACTCCAATTTTTATTTGCTAAATATGGAATGTTAGATATATCTGACTTATATAAACGTTTGTATGCCGACATATGTAGTCATCTCGAATTTAAAATTCTAATTTGACTCTACATGTTATCTGCTTGGTGAAGTCTTTTGGCAATGGTTTACTTAGTTTAGCAACAGCCAAAAGCTCATTAGCATCATTATACAGTCCTATTGTTGTAGGGAACACCTGTGGATTATCTATTAATATTGAGTATAATACATTTCCATTTTCATCTATAATAGATGGGTTTGTTGTATAGTTTAACTGAGAGCTTTTCGCATTTACAAAGAAATATCTAGAGGATATAGTCTCTTCACTTTTTGCTTGGAAAGATAATCCAGAGTTAATAACTCTAAACAATCTATCTGCATTTATATTATAAGTAGCTGTGTATGATTTGGCATTGGTTTCATCAACAGTCATCCCAATTCCACCATCTGCATATGATAAAGCTAGCGCCCTTGGATTTAAAACATATATTCCCATGTCTGGGAAGAAGTATCCATAGCTTCCACTGTTAGTCTGTATAGATGATGTGTTATAGCTATTTCCATTTGACCCACTCACAATATAGTACACTCTGTTTCCGCCTATAAAACTATTTACAGATGTATCTTTACTGTTATCTGTTAAGTATAAGTAACTGCTATTATTTTTTAAAGTAAGATTCCAAGTGCCAGTATTTATTTTTTCTTTATATCTAGATCTGTTAACGTTTACAACAAATATATCTCTAGATATACCATTACTTCCTCCAAAATTAAACACACTACCTTCATCTCCATACACCAGATTTCTATACTGTCCGTATATGTCTCTAGTAGGAGTTTTTTCATCTACTAGATTATTAAACACAGCTGATCCACTACCTGATATATGTCCGTAAGCTAAGGAAAATTGTACTTCGGATCCATCACTACCGTACAGTAGATTGTATACATTTAAGTAATACTTTCCTGTATTATCTCCTTGTTGAACACTTGATGTAAAGGATGCCGTTAAATTATATACGTTAGATGTCCAAAGAGGAGCCGTTATAGCTTCTGAACTTATTACACTATCATCATCTTGAAATGTTATGAATGACATTATTTATTCTTTTTTACAGTTAATGGAATGGTAATTCTAGCACCTGAATCCCTTCCAACCACTGTTATAGTTGTGCTGAGACTTGTTAATGTGCTTCCGAATAAGGTATCTATTGTGGTTCCTACCAATGTGAAAGAAGTACCTATGGCAGTCTTACTTATTTGAGTACCTGTAGTTGTACTTAGATCAGATATGCCAAGGTTGGTTGTATCTATTCCGATACCAGTGAAGGTAGACAACAATCTAGCATCGCCTACAGTAACTACATAGCCACTAGGCTCAAATGTAGAAGTGGCTCCCAGATAGTTCAAAGTCTGTGGAGTTATTACTATAGAAGCAGCTTGTTTAAGAACTATGCTAGCATATCCAACATTGATAACTGGGAGTTTGCTGGTACCTCTAGGTAGGGTAACCAACTTATACTTCATAATTTGATTTTCATCTGGAAATGCTTCCAGAAGTGGCATATTTTCTATAGCCTCACCATAAAAAGCTGATCCTGAAGGGTGTGTTGTATTATATAGTGTATAATCAATCTCGTCATCAGCCATTGCAAATTGTGTAATTCTAAAAGATCCATCGTTTCTGGCTAGGAGTTCCCTGCCTTTTTTAGTCAAAATTGCATCGACAGTTACTACAGTATTGTTTAAATATCCCATTTTTGTAATTTGTATATATAAATATTAAGGATTATCATTTTAGGTTATCCTATGATAAGAACTTTAGAAAGGATAGTATCTTTCAATGGAGCTACTATATTTCCAATTTCTCTCTTAATCTCTGGTTTAATGTTATAAGGAATCATAAAGGCATTTGAAGGAAGTCCGTCCTTCTTCTTAAAATCTAATATTATAACAGTCTCATCTTCTACCTTTCTTAAAATTGCAAAGCTAGCCCCAGTTATTTGATTTGGGTTATAGGCCCTATCTAATACTATAGAAGCAGGTCTAGTTACTATATATGTTGTTACAGTTCCTGATGATATGGTCTGTATTTGAGGTTCTATAACCTCCATTACTATATAATAATCAGGTTTTATTGCATTAAATTGAGTAAACCTTATTACGTCATATACCTTTATAGAAAATGGATACTCAATAGCGCTGTAACTGTTACTTATAGAAGATGGATTAGTGCTGTCTGGCGGTTCGAATATTGCCTTATTCCACAATAAAGATGCCTCATCATTAAAAACTATTGTTTTATTATCTGAGGATGGCCCTATTATGGGGTGGAGAGGGTCTGTGCCTATAGTTGTTGTTGTTACTTGCGTTGTATTTGATGTTATCTTATCCCATACTTCAAAAAATGCTTTGGACGTATCTCCGGGTTGTATTTCAAAATTTATATCCGAACTTCTTCTAAAAAATGTTGTTACCTCTGCAAAAAAGAATCTAACTCTTAATTTGTCCCCCTGATTTAAGACTATCTCTTTATTGAACAATTGACACCTTCCTTCAAAATAAGGACTTATTGTTTTACCATTATAAGTCCCTCCTTGTGCATCTCCAGAAAATTTTATAAAACTAAGCTCCTCATTAACTGCCGCTACAGTAGTATCCCATTTAGGAGATCCTCCGTTTGCAATAGGAATATTAGTAGCTGTAAACTTAGTATACCCATAAGGAACTGGGTTAGCAGCATTTGTATTGTCTAGATATTCCCAAGTAGATGTTCCTGATTTTTGTACTTCTAAAACTCCTATTATTTTAACTATAGAAGGTCCTTTTTCAGCTGCTCTTTCACCTGCAGTTTCTGGATTTCTGGCCTTTGCTCTTATAGGCAGATCTACGTTTACTTTATAGGTAGTGTTTCTTGGGGCTGTAACGTATGAATAATACTCGGTGCCCGACTGGACCACTGTTAGTTTCCCACTAAAGTCATCTGTCCTGTAACCTCCAGCTGCTTCAGTAGTATCTCCAGGAATAAACCAATCTAGTGAGTAATAAGAAGCTTCGTCTTCAAATGGATTTGAGTATGCTATATATACATTTTGGTTTGTATAATCTTTATATGCTACTTTATTATAATCTGTTAGTGGCATTTTCAAATAAGGCCAGTTATTACTTTGAATTCTTTTTTGAGAAAAAGATTTTGTATTATCCGCTATTCCATCTATTTTAAAAATAACTTTTGGATTCACAGTGTTTGTTGTTGTGAAATTTCCTGGTAATGACCCATCTGCGTCTCCTACAGTTTGAAATGTATACCCACTAGTATTTATAGCTTTTAATCCCAGTTTTTTTTCTGTTGTTTCTGTAGGTTCTATGTATGTAAAAGTAAGATCTTCATTAATCTCTCTAAATAAGATAGGAGAATAGGTAAACCCACCTTCCCATATTACTTTATCTCCATCTAAAGAAGATTGATTTGTTGGATTTAACTTATCCATCAAAGATACGTTAACAAGATCTCCTTTCTTGTAAATATTTTGTACTTCAAATATATGGTAGTTTCTTCTAGACAACTCAGTTATTGATCCTGTAGCATCTATAAGATATTTTATATTGACGGTTGTTTTATCATAAAAATTAAGATTCTTTTTGTTAATGCTGTTTGCAAAAGCAAATTTTTCTGAGTTCTTGTCTATTGCCGCTGTTTTACCATAAGAAGAATCTCCTGGAGTATAAAAATTATAAATTGAACTAGTTGTTTTAGATCCTTCATATCTTGGTCTAGTGTATCTTGGATCTGTATAATTCTCATCTAAAATTTCTACAGGCTCAAGCATTCCAAATTGATATGGATTTATTTTTTTAAACAATTTTGATACCTGACTAGCTGATACGTTATTTATAGTTGTATTAAAAATACTCCTATCAAAGAAATTGTGATCTATGCTTGAAGTGTATAAGAGATATGGATTATAATTTTTTTCTGCGAATATATTATTAATGTCAATTAAGGAACCTGATAGTTGTCCTGTATAAAAATCTCTTCCATCTCCATAACTACTAGTGTATATACTATTGGCAGAAACTTCTCCGGTTACTATAGTCCCTTCTTTTGAATTATAGTTCTCAGTTAAAATAGTTTCTGCTCTTTTAGCTTTTGGCCTTTCTATTATGGTTGATTTTATTGTAAGACCAGTTTGTACACTCGACCTTGCCGGTACGTAATCTTTGATCATCTTAAATAAAGAATTATCAAAGAACTTTATTAGTCTTATATAATCTGCTAAATTGTAATTTTTAAAATACTTTTCGTAATATTCTTTATTAAAAGATACAAGATCTGGATATTCTTTTTTATAATCATCTCTAGGGTCACCTATATACTGATCTATATCTATTGAATTACCATACTGTCCTATTATATCTTTATTTAGTTCATTCTGTGGAGAGAATGATGCATCAATATAATGAACATCCTTAGTTGTGTATATACTAGACTCGTCTTCTAATCTTATAAATGGAGACAGTACACTGCCTGTTATTTCATTGTCTACAATTCTAATTTTTTGATTTACTGGGTTAGAGTACACCATGTTAGGTGAATCTGTAACGTACTCTTCATCATTTGTTGAATAGTTAATCTCGTTAGTAAACCCTACAAAGCTAGCTGATTTTACAGTTGCTCCAGCTATTACAGATCTTTCTTTATAGTTAGGCTGTACAGAATACACCGATCCAGTAAGGGTATGATTGTAAATATACAAATCATTACCTAATGGAAATCTTGCAGACAGTTCATTATATGAAGATCCGCTATAATTTCCTCTTATAGATTCAGGATTTAAAGTATGATAATCAAAAACAGATTCAGATAAAGGTAATGTCCAGTACCTAAGTTCTTGAATATCTCCTACAAACTTAGAACCAGTTCCTCCCAAGTATAAAGATTGTGATACTCTATTCCAGCCATAGTTGTAAGAAGACCTTGAAGATCCTGGTGCAGAGATGCTTGCAGAGGCTTCGTGTCCTATCCTTAATCCTATTTTATTTTTTACGTATAGATCGTAATATTGGTCTTGATTATTTACTGTTACATCATAATTATTTCTTCTCCTGACCATTATATTCCACCACAAAGACTCTCCAGATGATGCTGTCATGTATATAGGAAGTGATACAGATGTCCTATCAAATCCAGAACTCCCACTAATATATAAACTTACTAAACTATATGGGTACCCAATACTAGTATCAGGGCTCACATTAGCATATATAGTTCTATTTCCACCATTGTTTAAAGTAAGGTCAAATAAAGAAGATGTGTAGTAGTAATAATTCTTATCCGGTTTAAATCTAAATTCTATAGTATTAGGTACGTAATCAGTCACAGATGCTGTAGGGTAGTCATACTTAGCTCCCCAATAAGATTTAACATATGATCCTGACATGCTTAACGCATATGAAAACCTATCGTAAGTGTACTCTACAGTGTTATTAAGCTTATCTGCACCTCCAAATTCATTAACTGATAATATGGTATCTGGTATGCCAAAAGAGGATATAAGAGCTCTTACACCTCTTGCAGTGCCTTTTGATTTAAGAAGAAGGGGTAAGTTGTGATATATTCTTTTTAAAGTCTCTTTTTGTATGTCTTGACCTGGTATAGTATATGCTGAGGCCGTTACTAAAGTATCAAACGCAGATCCTGTAGGAGAATAACTGCCCGATACAGAACTACCTATTAAATATTGAAATAAGTTTTCACTACTTTTGGAATTATACAGTTTTATACCAAGAGATCTTAAAGCATAGTATACAATATCTTTTGATATACCTTTATTTAAACTATTATTGTTTTTATAAAGATCAGTAATGCTATTCATATAGATCCACACATTATCAAAATGCTGACCTATCATATTTAAAAATAAAGTATATCCATCATTTACTGGATCTACAGATATATACTCAGGTATAATATAAGATAGATTATCTTGATTTTCTAAATCATATAAAGAAGCTGAGTTTATTTGCCCTCCGTATACAACAGAATCATAATCATCGCTTCCTAACCAGTATTGTACCTCAGTGGAAGTTGAAGAATACAAAGTATACGGCTTATCCGAATTTGATTTTGGCCAAGCAGCAGACTCTGATGTATAATACAAATATGATTCATATCCATCAAAATTAGTAACAAGATTATCTATCTTATTTTGTAAAGATGTAATACTTGCACTAGAATTAAAAGAAGTATTATAGTTATTAGTTGTTTTTATTGCATCAATATCTGATTGATAGGATTCAATTAACTCTACTTTATATCTAAAATTTAACAACCTTTCTTTTGCAGAAGAGAAATGAACAAAATTGTTATAGTCTGAATAGTCTACATTTATTTGTATCCCCTTTTTATTAAGGGCGTTTAGTAATTCTTGATAAGCCCCTAGAGATTGGTTTGATAAAAGATCGTCTATGTTTACATAATCAGAAGGCTTTATAGAATTTTCATCAACTTCAATATCAAAATTAGCCCCTTTTAAAAAAGGTGTATTTGTTTGTATTGGTTGTGGAGCTAGATTAACTTCAAAAACAGATGCCTCTGATAACTCCTCAACAAACCAAAAAGACGACTTAATATCAAACTCAGTAGGTAATGGTTGGTATAGTTTTATTAAAATGCTATAAGGGTCTGTATTCTTATCTAATGCTATGTTTACAGCATTTACTATTTTATTATCTCCAAAATTTAAAAGAAAGTCTTTAAAATAAGAAGATGATTGTATTTCATATAAAAAATTTAAAACACCTTCTTCTATAGTAAGATTTGATAAATCATTAGAAGATATTCTAAGTTCTTTACGATCATTAGATATTTCTTTTATAAAAAATACCTTTTGATTAATATCTACTATTTTCTTTCTATAAACATTGAACTGCACATTATAAGTGCCATATGTAAATCCAAGACTCTCTACAACATTTCCAGGAAAAAACTCTAATTCTTCAGTGTATGTACTAGTAGATCCTTGTAAAGTTCCTGGTATTCTATAATCTTTATAGTTATAATTTGAGTATAATAAACTACCGTTCTTAGTATAAACATGGTACTCTACGTAATCTTCTTTTAGACCAAACTGTCTAATATAATCCCTTGAGGCTATAAGAGACGAGTCTATAGTATCGTACTTATCAAAATTAACATTTATCTTATTTACAGACGTTACCATTATTTAGTTGGGTTTGTAAGTGATACTATTTGTGTTTTTAGAGATACGTTTTCATCTCTTAAATTTGCTATTTCTTCTTTTAAATCATCTATGCTTAAACCTATGTATTCAGAACTTCTTCTTACTAATTCTGTATGTGAATTTTCTGATCCACTTGGAGGTATATCATAAAACAATGTATCATAATCACTAAAAAAAGTATCTACACTAGCAGGAGTTTGAGTTATATCTTTTGGTTCTTTGGGAACTAATTGATTAAACTGAACATCTACTACATTTGTAAACGTATTCTTACCGTATATTTTTCTGATTATGTTAACTTGTTCCCCCATTATTCAGTTACTTTAAAGAAGTATTGATCATCAAATATCAAAGTAGACCCACTAATCACTGTTTTTATAAGTATCTTATAATATCTTTCTGGTTCTAATCCATACATGTAAATATCAAAATAATTTCCTTGTAAATCTGCACTTACTTTTGTAAAATTATTATCAAAATCTACTATAGTTATGTCTGATTTTACATCCTTTATAGAGTAGTATGTACTAGCTGGCAAATACTTCTGTGTTGTGTATATTGAAGAAGTGGCATACGTTCTTGTAGGTATTAGATCTCTTACATTTAATCTAAACCTATGTATTTCATCTTGATTGAATTCTCCTTTATTATTTGCAAGAGATAATCTAACGTCAGCAGATCCGACCCCAGTTATCGAAGATCCAGATATAGAATAAGTAGAATCATCCCACTTAAATTCTAATACCGGTGGATAAACTGTGTTTGTATCTCTACCAAAATAATTAAGAGTAAAATTATAAGCTTCATCAAATTCTAAAGATCCTGATAGTTTTACTATAAATCCTTCATTTGGTATGGAGCTAGAAACAAAAGCTATTACAGCAGATGATACATCTATGTTTGCATCTTTATTTGTATACACTCCAAAATTTTGTTCAGATTTGTATGAAGTATACCATGTACCACCTCCAGCATTAATATCTGTATAAGATGCAGTTACTCCTGCTGAAAAGTTAGCGAGCTCCCAAGGAGATGTTCCACCGGACTTCCTGTATATCCATGAAGCACCATCAGTAGGTATTGGATTATCCCCAAATCTACCAGTGCCCATATCCCATACACCAGATACAGGAAAAACCTCAACTGAATAATCAGTAGGCAATCCTGTGGAATTTGCTAAGTATAATTTTAAACTACTGCTAAATGATGCCGTACCAATATAATTAGACACTACATCTGATATATCATCATCTGCAAACTTAATTAGAAATCTAGCTGCTGATGATTGCGATGGGTACAATAGACTAACATTCTTAGATAGTTCCAAAATAGGATCCATACCAGAGTTTAATGTACCGTAGTCAGAGTACAGTGTTGTGTCTTTTTCAGCAAATATTTTATATACGGCCATGTTTTATTATTGTAGTAAACTGTAATATTCTTTAAAATGCTTAATTGTATCATCTAATCCTATTACCCCTCCATTCACTTTCTTCCTTATTGCTGTTACATCTGCATCTGATGAGCCCTTATCCGCTATCGCATTTAATCCCCTGCTATTCCAAAACCATCCGGCAGAAAGCAATGGATACTTTGTAGCTACTAAATCTGGATTAGCTAATATATCATCATCTACAACTTTATCAAAAGCTGCATAATTATCATGTCCTGTCAGCTGGATGAATCCTCTGCCTCTGTGCTTCCACCCATCACCACTAGCTTTATCACCATTTCCCATTCTACTAGCATAAACAACATTTGCTATTTTCTCAGGCTTTCTTTCATATGCTAAAGCAGTAGCATCATCTGGAAAATACTTTCCAAATATTGATCTTAAGCCTTTTGCACCATAATTTAAATTCTCATTTACTATTTTAAATCCACCAGACTCATGGGCTGCTTGAGCTAAAAAATGAGCTAATCTCAAAGGAGTGTTTATTTGAAACTTAGCAATTGTGTCTAGGAGTTGAGATATTACCGAATCAGGTATCTTTCCTTTTAACTTATCTAAATTCATATATGACTATTTTAATAGGTTACAACTCTTCCGTAAATATCAGTATTAGGATATCTAACTTCAAAAATAGATGGATCTAAACTAGGATAGATTATATTATTTTTGGTAGCACCCTTGATATCATAACCATATTTTGAATAACCATTTGATTCTCCGTATTTATTTACTATTTCAACTTTAACTACACTTTGAACTCCTTTTATGTTTCCACAGCTTATTACATTTGTTAACTCTGACAAAAGTATTGGCTGGTTTATTTGCCACTTATCTATGTTGAAATAATCTCTTACTGCGTTTAGACATTGGTTAAGAACCTCTCTGCTATTATAAGACGGTAATACTACTATATCAAAATTTAAACCTATGTTTATATAGTATGCATTTTTTATAGTTATAGCATCGGTCATTATCTTATATTGGGAAATATAATTTCTTAAATTTTCCTTTACAGCTAAAGAAGCCTCAGTTAACCTCTTATCTGCGTCATAAGATAAGACATATAAACTTAAAGCTAATGGATTATTGTCAATATAATCAGGCATGCTATCTATCTCTGCTAGAGCTAAATCTTGTGTAATATAAGCCTTAGCAACTGTTCCAAATTTAGGAGGCATACTCAAGGCTCTAATAATATGATCTTCCTTAGTTACGTTTCTCAACTGTGTAGGGAAGTTGGCTATTGTCTTTAGTCTTATATCTTCTACAGTATCTCCATCACCTCCTCCAGAAGATGGAGCTTCATTATTAAATGTTACTGATCTTTGTATATAACCTAGCAATCCTTGATTTAATGCGGTAGGGTTTAGTGAAACTGTTGAAGTATTCACTTCATATATCTGTGATATATCATTAGAAGGTACGTTTGTTTTAGCCCCTCCTCCTACAATATATCTGACAGTTAGGGTCGTATTGCTTGGAGCTAGACCGTAATCTTTAGTGTATATAAAGTTAGAAGGATCATAAGCAGCATACACTTTGGATATAGAATCTATAAGACCCATACCAACATTGTCTGGATTTGGTAGTATTTCTTCATCAGGATTTCCTGTTATACCTGATCCAAACTCTATGTTTAATTGATTATTCTCGTTATATCTACTAACAAACCTCCTACTTACTTTTTTTAACCTTAAAAGATAAGGAGTTGTGTTATTGTATTGAGATAAAAATGGATCGTTTAATTCATTGTTCTTTACATCCTGAAACACTGTATTCTGGGCTAAATATGGTACTTCGTACCACTTATTACCATCACTATCTATTATGTCTAATATCTGTATTACATTTGTATCCTGGAGGGTTACACTATCAAATTTAATAGCTGTTCCAAAAGTAAAATCTTGTGACTTTATTGTTCCAGCAATCGCTTTTACTTTTTTCTTTAATAAATAATACTCAGGCTGATTGGTACTATTATTAATTTGATATACACTTACATTTGTGGTATCGTATGATGAAGAGAAGCTAAAATCCACAGAGTCTTGAGTTACAAATACTATATCACTATTGGTAAAAGACTTAACTTTTGCCTCTTTATCTATTATAAGAGAATAAGAATAATCAGGAGATGCTACTCCTCCATTTATAACTGCTGGTATCTGCTGATATACGCTAAGATCCACAGTAGCTGTACTAACTACCTTAGGCCTATAACCTAAAGCATATGCCATGGACATTAGATTCTGTTTATCCTGTGCAAACAAAAGAAAGTTTTCTTGAGTCTGTTTATCTACGTAGAATGATAATACATCTCCTACATAAGAAGCCATCTCAATAAACATATTCCCTGGAGTTGCCTCACTGAAATCGTTATATACTGTAGGAAAGTAGCTTTTAGCATACTCTACTAACGCCTCTTTAAAGCTAGTAAAATCTTTGTTTATATACTTTATGTCCTTCTGTGTCATTAGGTTATTTGTATTAATATTGTATCAGCATCTTTTTTTATAGAGTAATCTAACTTTATATTAAGCAGATTCCTCTGTAGGTCAGCTGTGAAATCTAAATTATTCACAGTGATCATTGGGAAATATAAACCTAAGTTATCTAAAAGAACTTCTTTTGCGTTAGTAAAATCATAGGTCTGATCAAACAATAATCTTCTCAAATCAGCCCCAAACTCCGGATTAAAAGGTCTCTCACCTTTGTTTGTTAGCATATAGTTAGTAAGATTACTTTTTACTTGATCTTTGGTGGTGTAGTTAATAGTAAATACGTTATGAGTATTAAATGGCAATTTTATACCAAGACCCCTGTTTGGATTCCTAGTACTGCTATCTACTGTATACTCTATTCGTTTTCTCATACTATCCTAATTTTTCTCTCATCTCTTTCCAAGCTATAGACCCTTTATTTATAAAAGGAATTGGCGCATCTATATTTGGAAGTGTTCCATTCATAGACATATTCATCCCGGCATCAGCACTAATATTTGGCATTACTGTCTGCTGTGCTTGGCTTGTATAAGGACTTGACTGTCTTCTGTTAAAATCAGACCCAACTGCTTCTCTTAACTTTGTTTTAAAGTCTTCTGGGTTTGAATAGACTTGTTGAGGTCTTGGTTGTGAATTCACTTCTCTAGCTTCCTTTATGGATTTAGCCAAAAGTTGTTTTACTTCTTTTAAATCCTTTTTAAAACTAGCCTCTAATTCTTCTTTAACAGCATCTTTAACAGCTGATTTAACTGCTTCTTTGATTAGTTCTTTAAACAGTATCAATTGATCTTGTGTCATATTAATAAATATTTAGTTACATATTTTATGATCCTATATTTAGGATTGTCTTTAATTCTTCCATTAATTCATCCGGAGTAGCAAAATAACTAGGGGCAGTCTGCGCTTTTATCATTCCTGATAGTTTTTCATGTGCCCTTGCTATAAGTTGTTTGTTATCGTATTTTTCTACCTTTAATATATATTGATTAAAGTTATTGTCTGTAAAGTCTTGAGAATCAGACGATATGCCATCTCCAAGCTGGTCGTCAGCCAGAAGTTGTTCGGCTATATCTGTGCTTACATAGTTACCTTTATCAGCCTCATCTTGTATTTTTATGGAAACTTGGATAGATCTGAACTTTTGTATTAATCTATTTAGTATCTGTTTATTTTGTAAAAGTTGTCTACCGAGTATCTTTACATACTGATTTACTATCTCTTTTAGGAAAATTAATTTAACTCCTTGCTTAACCACTTGAAATATGGGACCAGTTGCTGGGTTAGCAGTCAATGTTATTTCCTGTGCATCTAATAAGGCTTTATAAACAGTTATAGCTGTTTGTATTGCTATTAAAGAGTTTACTACGGTATTAAGTATTGTTATTGTCTTGTTTATTGACTTTATCTTATCCTGGACTCTTTTCTGTAATTCCTGGGCTTGCGCCAAATCTTCCCTTCTAATAGTTATTACAAGCATGCTTCCCTGCAAGGATATCCTTCCTTTGCTGTCTGTCTTCTGTACAACCTCTTTTACAAGCTGGTCTATTTTCTTTTCTATGTTTACAGTAAGGGAGTTTACCTTATTTAAGGTTAGTTGAATGGCAGCTCCAAATGGATCACTCACAGCCCCAGATATGGCATTTACAGTGTTATTTACACTATCAGGTGATGTTACTTTATTTAAATCTATAGCCATTATATAGTTTTAGATACTTTTGATTTTATAGGAGAGTTATCTTTAGTATACTTTTCTTTAAACCCATTCAATCTCATCTTTAATAAATTGGCAGCTATAGATATCTCAGGTAGTTTTGATACGCCAACTCCAAGACCAGTAGCTGCAGATAAACTAGTTGAGAATTGATTTAGAGAGTCTATAAGATCATTGATAAAAGATATAACAGATTCTGCTTTTGCTATAGGCTCGTTTATGCCATTTTCAGGAAGTCCTAACTGGACTGATGGTGCATTTACGATAAACACGTGCTTACCTTCCTTAGACCCTCTAGGACCCACATCAAAGTGTACAGAATCAGCAGCTGACATTCCTACTGTCTTTTTGGATAGTATGAACACAGAATCATCCTTACTGTTCAGGATTACCCTGTCAGAATTAAGGATTACTGTATCCTTCTCATAGGTATTGAAATCTGTGAATGCCATTCTATTTGAATAATGAGTCTACATATTTTTTAAACACTCTTACGGTTATAGGATTACCTTCGTTTATTCCAGGATTTTGTGCGCCAACTTTTCTGGCCCAAGCATTGCTTTTTTCTGACCCTAAAATAAAATCATCACTTTTTGATATTTTTCCACCACTAACTATAGCTGGGTAAAAAACAGTTCCATATATAGCATATATGTCAGCACCAGTTAGTCTATCTTTATTGGCCTCAAAGTATGCTTCAACATATTTTAATTGTTCTACTGCTGACTTTGTTATAACTTGGTCAAGGGATGTTACTCCAAATTTATTTAATAAAGGTAATGTTACTCTTGTAAACTGTATAAGACCTGCTGCAGCTATTGATCCGTTTACCCTTAAAGCTGCTTTTTCAAAATGTCCTATAGTCTCTTTTTCCATAACCCTTAATATATCATAGTAATTAGGTATAGAATACTTAACTGACAAAGCAACAACTCCTTTTAAGAATTCATTATTCTTAGCTATGTACCCATCAATTATTTGCTTTACAGTTTTACCTTGTGACTTAAAACTTTTTTCTGAATATTTTCCTAGTGGGCTGTTATCAGTTTTAAATTTATAAGTTACATTAGCAGCTTGTGATGTTCCCAAAGAATATACAGGAACATCCTCCACTTGTATATCAATTTCTTGAAGATCTTCCCTTTCCGGTAACTGTTCTTCATCCATCTGCTTATCATCCTTTACAGTTGGAGGAGTTGGGTTACTTACTGGGGTAGGTGATTCAACTGGCTTATCTTCGGTAACTTTTTTAACATCTTCTTGTGCTAGAGACGATGTAGGTTGTGCTTCAGGTTTTTGATCAACTACTACGACATTTTGTTTTTCAGGTATACCTACTGTTGTATTATAAGAATCAAAATTTGACGACGCTGCTACAAATCCTGTGTTATGTCCAGACATCATCATTAGTGTAGACCCGTCTTTATTTATATCTTCAAATTTAGCAGATCCAGAAACTTTTACCGGATTATTAGAAATAACAAGAATAGGATTAGATGTAGCTGCTGTCCATGGAGTTTTAAATCCAGGGGTGTTTGAGCCTATTCTAATAATACCCCCTCTTCTGCCTTCTATTGTTATATCACCAGGAGCTTTAATAAATCTTTTAGCTTCTTTTATTTCTGCTGTTGATATAAATTTTCCTGTGCCTTTTTTATCGTTAGGATTTAAAACAAAATAAGATTTATCAGGAACTGAATTATGTTCTGGCGCATTCCACGCTGAAATTATATCTGTATAATAAAAGTCAGGTTTGTAATTACCTACGTTATCTTGGGCTTCTTTACTTATTAGGACTTTTACTATAACAATTTCATTTACTACTGGGTATTGAGTTATGTTACTTCTTAATGGTTTAACAGTGATAGGATCTGTCTTTGGATCATTAAAATTTATAAATGGTACACATTCTATAGTACCAATAGCTTTCCACCCTCCTAACTTGTTAAACTTTTCTATATCACTATCGTCTAATAAAACATACTGAACCCTCGCTATAAAATAGCTAGTTTGTCCGGGTGATCCAGCTGCGGCTGCAGTTGCAATCATCTGTCCTATAGAATACGATATAGTATTAGGTCCTGTACTCACTACGCTGAGGGTATATTTTGATTTGTTAAGGCTTTTTTCTCAGCCACGCTTTCCTGCGCAAGTTTAAGCAGTTCTTCTTTTTCACTATCTGGTAACATAAAATCTCCAGTTTCTTTACCCCTAACCATGGCTTTTTGTACGATAGCGACCATTTTTATTAGTACATCATCGTTTTTAAGGTTTAAATCCATGTAGGAAGCTATTAGAGGTACCATCATGACTGCATCTCCGGTATTCTGTATAAGATCCCTGAGTTGTTCTATCATGTCTGTAATCTGCTTCTCTTTCGTTATAGAACGATCATATACTTCTTTAAGTAAATCGGAGAATTTTTTCTTACCGAACACAACTTGATCAAAATCTGACATATTTATCCTTTTTAATAAATATGATTTTCATCGGTTTCTAGTTCCCCTTCCAGATATAATACGTTTAATTGATTCTTGTATACAGATTTCATCACCTTTATCACCCTTGTTACGTTGGCAGTGTTCTGTCCGGTTATCTCCCGTACATACAAATAAAAGTGCTGTTTATTAAACACCTCAAGGTTTTCCCTTCTTCTGAATATCTGTAGTATTGCATAGGCTATGGATTTATCTATTTCTAAAGTAAATAGGTTTTCCATATTCTCATCCATATACTTTACATATGAATCTATGAATTGAGAAAGTTCCACATTATCACTTTGTCTTACTATCTCCGTGAATACTTTTTTATCATCATCAACTTCTTCCATATCCCCTCTAATCTTCATTTGTTTATAATTATTCTCATTATAAACTATAAGGTACCTTTTAGCAATGGTCCCAAAATATGAAAATGCTTTACCCTTTTCTGGGTTGTAATGATGAAGTTTATCCAATAAAAAAGCCACAACTTCATGTTTTAAATCTTCTACATTGGTCATTTCAGTGTAGTAGAATTTGAAGGTGTGGATTATAAACTCTGCTAATTTATGAAAACTGTAATCTATTTTTTCATTAAATAGTTTATTTCTTTCTACAGAATCTTCTGATTTAAGGTATGCTATTATTGCATCTTCTGTATCTTTTGTGAAATATTCTCTAGATTTTTTTGGTTTACGTTTACGCGGTTTACCAGATTTTGTAAATAATTCTGGATCTAGTTCTTTCGGTTCCTGCTCTTTCTTTTTCCTCGGCATTAAAATAATTTATGAAATAGTTATTTAATGTCGTAACCTTTATTTTTTTATTTAGTATAGTTCTGCATGTATGTGTTTAGTGTCATGATTATGTTTTTCAAGTTGACAAAGAAATGTCCTACTTCATCATCAGATTCAAAAGCTTCCATAGTGTCTAAATCTTTTATTTTTTTGTAAGATTCGTCAACCATAGCTTTTAACTTGTCTAAATACTCGTCTTTTAATATAATGTCTTCTTCATACTTTTCAACCTTAGAGAGAAGATTTTTAATAACCAGCCCACAAGATATTAATAGTAAAGTTAGTACAGATATTATTATAATCATAATTTATTTTTTTTCTTCTGATTTAGCAGCTATCATATCAGCCTGATGTAAGATATGTGGAAGATAGGTTTTCAAAGCATACTCTTCACTGTAAGATATTAAGTAAGCTTTATTAGAATCTTCATACAAACCATCATGTAATTTTATAGAAAGATATTCTTTTTCACTCAACGATATACACCTCCTTTGCAGATTCATCAAGGATCTTTCCGCTACTTTCATGTATTGAAGCTTTGGGTTCATTACAAATAGCTGACCTTTCTTCAGCATCCATTGTTCCTCACATGGAAGGTAATAATCCTCTTCTTCTGTTCCTATCTTACCAAGATCATGACATATAGCTGAGAAGTACATTTCCTCTTGAGTAAAATCTAAATCAACTCCCATCTTCTTCCAAGAGTCTGATACTAGTCCTACTGCTTTTACTACATTTAGTACGTGTAAAACATAACCTCCTACAAAAGCATTATGGTAGTTTGTTTTCATTGAAGCTGGTGCAACTGCAATTCTATCTCCCCAATCATCATGTAGTTGTAGTAGTTTGTCTTTTCTTTCTCCTGAAATCTTAGTATCAATAACTTTTAGTAATACGCTCAAATTTTCATTGAGCTCTGCAGCTGTTAATTTCATAACCTTTTATTTTTTTTATAAAGTTCCGTATGGCCTATTCAAATATTCTTCGCTTTCGCTGCTAATAGTACTTTCAAGATTTTCTATCATCTCATCCAGCTTCTCAAACTTTTCAGTCAAAGATTTCATATCTCCTCTGTAAGCAGATGCTTGAACATTTTTTAAATAGTTTTTTATTTGTTCAATTTTATTTAAAGCGTTAGTTTTATTTACCATTTTTTATTATTTTACTCTTTTATATGATGCTTTATGCTCTTCTTTACCTACCAACTCGTATTCACCGCTTTCTAAAATATAAGATTCTACAATGTCATGATTATAGTATCCCACATATGTATCATCAAAAACAAACATTCCTCCAATAGACATTCTATATTTAAAAAAATCTATCTCAATTTTAATAGGTTCTACAGCATGAGGACCGTCAAAATGAATTAAAGCATACTTGTTTTGTAATTCCTTATACTCTTTTTGATATGTGGGAATACCATTCTCAAATCTGGTGAAAAACTCGGTATCCTCCATGCAATATAGATTAAAATTAATATCTTTTAATTCACAAAAAGAGTACAAATTTTTTAAAGATCTATTTTTCATTTGGTTAGTGTAGTCTGTAAAAGCATACACATTTTCTTGATGTCTGTATTTAATACCTCCGTAAGGATCTATTGCTATAAAACAACGATCTATGTCCTGATTGTCTAGGCAGCCTGTCATCATAACACTCATTCCTCCTGAATCTCTCAATCCTATTTCACAAACAAGGCCTTCAACTCCCTTTATTGAAGCAGCTGCATTATAAAGTAGTTGCTGCTCTAATTGATCAAAAGTAAATCCGTAAGTTTTACACTCCTCTATAACTTCTTTTGCGTTTCTCATTACTATCTTTTAAATTTGCAACATATGAATAAAAATAAATATATTATATATAAATATATACTAATAGTATATTATATATTTATAGTTAGCGCGGGTACCGCGACTGAGTTAGCCCCGTCAACGGGGATACTATATACAAAAGCCCTATACAAATGTAGTAACTTTAAAAATACAAACCAAATTTTTTTATAAAAACTTATCCACATGTTAATAGATTTTTCTAAATTAGAAAAAGGAGATATAAAAAAACCTACTTATAAAAAGAAGAAATCAGCTAAAAATGTAGGAGGGTTAAATTCTACTGATATTACTTCTAAAGATATAGTTAAATCATTGAGACTCAGGTTCATAAATCATAAATATTTAATTAATAATGCTTATATTTTTGAGTGGGAAAGTGATTTCTTTTCAGTATCAGAGAGTGGTTATGTATACGAAGTCGAAATAAAAGTCACCAGAGGTGACTATAAAGACGACTTCAATAAAACTTCTAAGCATTTATTACTTTCAGAAGCTAAAGAATCTACTCAGAATATAAAAAGACCTAATAAATTTTTCTATGCTTGTCCAAAAGGACTATTAAATACAGTTGAAATTCCTGAATACGCAGGGTTAATAGAGATCATATCTCCTAATGAAATGGCTACAGTAGTTAAAGAAGCACCTTTTTTACATCGTGAGAACTCATTAGAGGGCCTTAGAGACGTTTTACTAGATAAATTCTACTACAGATATAGAGATTTAATTTTAGAGGCTGAAAACGGCTAAAAACAACAAAAATTATGAGTAAAAATTTAAAAGAATTTCAAGAAAACCTTAACAAATTAATAGAGGAATCAAACAATTTAGAACTTTCTTTATTCAGTTTTGAGCTTCTAGATTGTATTTGGGCTGATATTATTGATGAAGATGATGAAGAAATTACTGAATCTTTGGTGGAAGCATATGCAAATGAGGTCAGAAACTCATTAGAAATAATGAATCCCGACCTCAAAATTGATATAAATATACTTGAAAAAGTACTAAAAGAGTTAGAGTTTTATATAGAATAAAGTAAAAATTACTTAAAAATTAAGTTTTTATAACCGAAATTCTTTAGACTCTAAACGTATAGTAAATTTTTTAAAAGTATAGTATCAATTATTTAGAACTAGAACTTGAATTTAATTTTACAGCTGGCGTTGTTTTTGGCTCTATAACTTCAGGAGCAGGAGCTTCTACAATTGGTTTAATATCTTTTAACTTATTAAATCTTTCTGTTGCTATAGCTATAGGATCTAGTGCCTCTAATTCTACTTTATAATCTTGATGTAACTTTACAAGACCTTCAAGTCTATCTTTCTCTGCACCTTCAGCAGCAGCAGCAGCTCTTTCTGACATTTTTGCAATGTTTTCTAAATTTTTAGATATCTTATCAGCTTTTAGTTGTTTCTGATTAGCTATAAGTTCTTCTAGTGTAAATTCTTTTGCTGGCATTTTTTTAAATTTTAAATTATTATTATTATTACTTAGTTTGTATAAACACTCCAACTTTTACTTTGTAGATTGGTTTTAGCTGTAATTCCATCACCTGAAGGTGCTGCATTTGTTCCTGAAGAAAGTTGACAGTTACCATTTGATAAACCATTATTGTCCAAGTTAATCAGTATATTATTCACAGCTGATTGTGACAATCTATTAGTGTTTGCACTTATAGTATCTATATTAGGATTATTAGATATATCCAATTCTTCCAAATGATTAGTACCTACATATAAAGTAGATAAGATCGTAAAATTGGAAATGTTTAATGAATTGAGTTGGTTACTTTGTAATCCTAACTCAATAAGTTCACTGCTTATTTCATCATTTGGAAAACTAGAAAGAGAATTCCAACCTAATAATACAACACGCAATCCTGTAAATTCTTTGAAGTTTGATATTTTTGTAAGCCTTGCTCCCATTGTAAATTATTTTAATCGTTAATAGTTGCTTGAATTAGATAGATTCTAGATGGATCGTCTACACGAAGTGATCCACTGTAAGATCCTGCACGTAAAAATGTATGATTTAAAAATACACCAGAATCTGGAGCAATTGTAAATGTGTCAGCTGTGCTATCATCTCCCCAAGTTACAACACCTGTTAAATTTGGACCACCATCATCATTAACAACTATGAAAAACCAGAAAGGGTCATTTTCTACAGCCTCTATTGTAAAATATATACAATTTGGATCAATAGCTACGTATGGCCTATTAACAATTGGTTCGTAGTTAATAGGTTGAAGATATGATGGGGTTAGTGTACCAGAAATACCGGTAGAATCAAAAGAAGATGGTTGTAAAAAAGATTTTGTTTGTTTTTTACCAACTTGACTTTTATTTCCGCTTAGTAATGATTTTTTTGATTCTAACATTTATTATTTTTTAAACTGTTATTACTGTTACTGTATTGTTAGCTTGTAATTCTTGAATATCACCATCTGGATTACCGCTGTTACAAGTCATAAGTGCAGATGGGACAGTGAGTGTAATAGTATTTCCAATAATATTAGCAAATACCATACTATCAAAACAATCTGGTCCTAAATTTATGCATTGTGGTAAATTAATTGTTGTTAGTGAAGAGCAATCAACGAAACAAGCTATGCCAGCACTAACTAATACTGGTAAATTAATTGTTGTTAGTGAAGAGCAATCCGTGAAACAATAATCACCTGCTGTTTCAAGTATAGGTAAAGAGATTGATGCTAAACTTGTACAATAATAGAAACAGCGATTACCAGCAGTTGTAAGTTTTGGTAGACTTATTGTTGTTAAAGATGAACAACCTGCAAAAGCATAATCACCAATAAGTGATACATTTGGTAAAACAAAAGACGTCACTGCATTATTACCTGATAAACCAGAAGCACCAATCGTTTCAAGACTTGGTAGGTTTATTGATGTTGCATTTGACAAATAGCTAAGCCCACCATCTGCAATAGTTGTTAATAGAGGAAAGTTAAGAGACGTTGATATTGATATATTATCACTTAATGCATAACTACCAAGTGTAACTAGTTTTGGAATGTTTATATTAGCTAATGCTTGACAACCTCCAAATCCACCATAATCATCGTATGGAGAATCTTCATAACCATATATAATTGTACATTCTGGCAAACTCACTGAGGTTAACAGCTCACAATAGCTAAATGCATCTCCACCAACAGATGTAATACACCCAATTTCATCAACTATACTTACTAAATATTGATAACCTTCATTATACATTAGTGCTGGTTTCACTTTAATATTAGATCCACCATATAATTTTACTTCATTGCCTAAAACTTCTACAGATGTAAAAGGATTACCAAGTGCTGGAAGATTAAGGAAATAATTCCAATCTGATACATTAGATGCGTCACCCACTAATAAGTTAGCATTGTTAATATCATTAAATAATAATTTAAATGCATTCTGGGGAGTTTCATATGGCTTACTAACAGTTGGTTCATAGTTAGTAGGTTGAAGATATGTCGAGGTTAGTGTACCAGAAATGCCAGTAGAACTAAAAGATTTGGGTTGCAAAAAAGACTTTGATTGTTTTTTACCAACTTGACTTTTATTTCCTGTTAATAATGATTTTTTTGATTCTAACATTTATTATTTTTTAAACTGTTATTACTGTTACTGTATTGTGATTCTGCAAATAAACTATATCTCCATCTGGATTACCACTGTCACATGTCATAAGAGCTGAAGGTACTGTTAGTGTTATTGATTTTCCTGAAATATTACGAAATACGAAATTATAATCAACTGTTGTACCCAAGTTAATACAAGATGGTAAACTAATTGTAGTTAATGAAGTACAACTATTAAAACAAAAATCACCTACAGTTGTAACTAGTGGTAAATCTACTGATACCAATGAAGTACAATACGCAAAACTATCAAGCCCAGCAGTTTTAAGTATAGGTAAATTAATTGTTGTCAATAAACAGTGATTAAAACAAAAATTACTAGCTATTATAAGTGAATGTAAATCTATTGTAGTTAGTGAGTTACAATCTGAGAAACAAGACTCACCTACAGTGGTAACTAGTGGTAAATTTACAGACACTAATGAAGTACAAGATACAAAACAATTAAAACCTACAGTGGTAACTGATGGTATATCTACTGACACTAATGAAGTACAATTTCGAAAAGATTCATTTCTAATATAGGATATACAACCTGTATCTACAACACTTATAATATTATTATTATCTTGAAATAAGTTACTTCTAATGATTATATTTTCACCACCAATTAATGTTACGCTATTACCAAAAACTTCAACTGATATAAATTCAGTTGACCAATGTGATAAATTAAAGAATGTATTCCAATCTCCAACATTTGAACTATCACCAACTAGTAAATCTGCATTAGAAATATTATCCCATTCCAATGTTAAATTTCCAGTATATCCAGCAAATGGTATATAAGTATCCCCATTTATTATTAAATTATTATCTATACCTAAATCAATTATATCAACATCTGGATTTCCTCCATTACAAGTCATAAGAGCAGAAGGTATAGTTAATGTTATTGTGTTACCTATTATATTATAGAATACAGAATCATAACCAATGGTTGTACCTAAATTTGTACAAGATGGTAAACTAATTGTAGTTAATGAAGTACAACCATAAAAACAATTTGAACATACAGTTGTAACTAGTGGTAAATTTACAGACACTAATGAAGTACAATATATAAAAGGTTGATCTATAGTAGATAATATACAACCTGTATCTACAACACTTATAATATTATTATTAGATGCAAATAAGTTACCTCTAATAGTAATATTACTACCACCTATTAAATTAATCTCATTTCCAACTATACTTACACTTGTAAATGGATTACCATAATTAGGTAAGTCAAAGAAGGTATTCCAGTCTGCTACATTTGACGCATCTCCTACTAATGCATTAGCGTTAGCTATGTCATTAAATAACAACTTAAAAACTAAAACAGGAGGAGGAGAAGGAGGGATTTCCTCCCCAGCCGTATAAGGGATATTAATAGGAGCTTCAAATCCTTGAATCTGTGCATAGGTAGATACTAAAGTACCAGAAATACCCGTAGAACCGAAAGAATGCGGTTGCAAAAAAGACTTTGATTGTTTTTTACCAACTTGGCTTTTATTTCCGCTTAGTAATGATTTTTTAGTATCTAATGGCATATTACTTTAATTATATATAAATATTAAAAAACAATCAATTAACAAATATTTATATAAAAGAATAAGTCATGGCAAAAGCAAAAGGCGGTGGTACTTCCATAAAGATCACCTTTGGTAAAAGAAAACTTGGAGTTGCAAAAAAATCTTATAACAAACACAGCCCAAGACCAAAAGCATATAGAGGACAAGGGCGGTAGTAAAAACCAAACCCATGGATATAGTAGGTCTGATGATATTCGGATGCCTTATACTGCTTACAATAGCAGCCGGAATCTCTATACTTTATGACAATTATAAAAAAAAGAAAGACCTGCCAGATTGAATAGCAAGCCTTTCTCTTATTTAATAATTATTACTTTCTGTTAATGCGATTGAACGCTTCTTGGAGTTGAGGAAGATCTTCATCACCACCTTCAGAACCTGACTTAGGCTCATTTGAATTTGCATTAGCTGCAGTTTTAGCCAATTCATTTCTAAGGGTGTTCATACCTTGTATAGCTCTTTGAGGGGTAAGCTTAGGCATCATAGGTAACAAACCTCTTAAAAGATCTGTAAACTCTGAAGCCTGATCTACAAGATTCATAGGAGTTCTAAGGCTAGATATCCTAGATAATATAGTAGTTACTTTTTCACCGTCTGACTTTTGTTCAGCTTCTTCCATGTCTTCCTCTTGTTTAGGTTTTTTAACTTCATCCTCTTCTCCGTAAGCGCCCTCAGCAATCTTAGCAGCAATCTCTGCTATTCTTTGTTTAAATTTCTGTTCGTTTTTCATTTTATTAGTTATATAGTATAAATATTAAGAATTGGGGTAATCAAAGATTTTATTATGTCCTGGTACAGGAAGTTCCCCTTTATAGAAAATTGTCATGTTAAACCCTTGTCTTTTAAAACTATACCCTGGAGCCTTACTAATCATAGACTGCACCATCATATCATAAATACGATCTCTCTTAGTCATCACCGAAGCTCCTGGCGTTTCCTTGCCGGAAACAATACCGCTGTAGGATAAAGACTCAGGCTTAAACTCTTCTATGAAAGCAAGAATGATCTTAGCAACAGTAAACAACACAGCAGCTGCATCAAATTCATTAGTCTCTCCAACTTCAGGCTTATCAAAGGAGTAAGCCATAACATCCTCATCATCTTCTTTAGATATAGGATCAAAAGAGATATCCGTCTCCCATTTAAAGTCTGGACTATTCTTAAAGTAAGTAGACTGGAAAGTAACTTCATACTCTGTTTCCGTACCCACTATCTCTTTCCCATCTTCATCCTTTTTCTTTTTAGTCTTAAAGGTATAAATCACAAAGTTCTTACTAGGGCTAATAACCTCTATTTCCGGATCACTAAAAGAATAGGTATTCTCCCCAACTTCTTTTAAGATACTGGTCTCTTCTTTTAGAGACTCTTTAAATAAATCTAGTAGCTTAATCATTTTAATGATGAGGGTTGTTTCGTGGAGTATATCTAGGACCGTAGCTAGGCCTAATAGGAACCACTATCTGTGTACGAGGATAGTAACCATAACCAAAAGGCCTATAGTAATAAGGATTGCTATAGTAGTGATCTTCAATAAACTCACGATGAACAACAGGAGAACTATCGTAATATTTAGTAATAGTCTTAATAGTTTTACCGGTACTATCCGTTGAATAACTCTCAACTATTCTAACAGGAGAGGAGCACCCAATTAATGCTAAAAGGAAGTAGATAATAAGGTATTTCATAAAATAATTTTTATACATATAAATATAGCAAAACCGCCAGGTCGCGCGAACCACACCTAATATATTTTATATATACAGCTATAGAGAGCTAACCCCCAAAGCTAACAACCAACAGCCACCAAACAACAATACAGCCCAGATAAAACCCTTAGCAATCATGTCCTCCTTAGAGGCCTTAAAATTAAACAACAGATCAAAAAACTTATACATACATTTATTTTTTATAAATAGAAAGCTTGCCTTTATGATCAACAAGTATAGCGGTCATGTTCTCAACCCAGTCACCGCTATTGACATATCGCTTACCGTCAATCATCCTATCCTTAGGTTGGTGTATATGACCGCATATAACGCCATTACAGCCCTTTTTCTCGGCCATCTTAATGGCAGTAACCTCAAAGTCATTAACGTAAGAAACAGCCTTCTTTACGCCTTCCTTGATCTTCTGGGAGATACTCTGGTATGGGAGCTTACGCCAAGCTCTATAGTTGTTATACACCCTATTAAGCCATAAGGCTAAATCGTAGCCTATAGAGCCTATTTTGGATAGCCACTTATACTTTGTAATGAATATGTCTATAACGTCTCCGTGGAAGACGTAATAGCATCTATTCTGCCAGTTATCGTATTCAATCCACTCCTGGTATCGGATGGTGTAGTCTTCTCTAAACTCTACCCCTCCAAAGCTATTCCCTATAAACTCAGTTATGAATTCATCGTGGTTCCCACGAATCCATACAACCTGGGTTTTATTGGATAGTTTCAGGATCTTGCCTATGACCTTGGTATGCTGTTTTTTCCACTTAGAGCCTCTGTTGATAGCCCACGCATCAACTATGTCTCCGTTGAGGATCAGCAGATCCGTAGGATGCTTATCTATAAACTCTAAGAACTCATCACATTTAGAGTCCTTCGTCCCTAAATGCAGGTCAGAAACAATAATAGCCTTGTAGTTGTTCATTTCCAATAGTTGTAGTCTTTTTTAAACCAGTCATCGTTATGCCTGTTAACCCAGGCATTACATGCCAGGGATATCATATACCGTATACCTTTCTTACTAAATCTTCTACTTGGAGTATACACGAAATAGTTTGACACCTTAAACCTTCTAGGTTTAACTTTCGAACTGAGATGATAATCCTCAGCAATTTTATCTTCTTCATTGAATCCATTAAGGGTTTTAAAAGCTTCTAATTTAAACAACATAAAACCGCCTAAGCAAAAAGGCTGTGTTTTAGAACTAACCCACTGCACAAAATCAAAAACCCTATAAACATAATTATAGGGCTTCTCTGTAGTAAACTTACAGGTAACTAAATCATAATATCCCGATATACACAGATCTAAACAATCACTAATCAAATTAGGATTGTATATATGGGTATCCGCATCCAAAAACAACACATAAGGAGTTTTTACTAACTTAGCCCCGTTATTACGGGCTATGGCCGGCAAACCGCCCTCCGTAAACACCAAATTAAGTTTAGACAACTTACTGAACAATTCTACCAAAGATCTGGTATTGTCCGTAGAACAATCTGCTACGATAATAGAAACCCCTTCAATACCCTTCTGTTTAATGAGACAATGCAAAGTCTCAATCAACACATAGTTCTCATTCTTACAAGGGATGACAATAGATAGTTTAGACTCCACTTTTATCAACGATATTTTGTATTGGACTCACAAAATTCCTAAGGATCTGATGGTTTTGATCAATCCTCTTCTTTGTCTTCTTGCCGGACCTATGGGACTTCATCGGCTTCTTCTTGGGTGCTGCGTTTGCCATTTATTTGTTTTTTATTATCAACTCTCCTAATACCTCTAAACGTCCAACTTCACGCTGAAACTCCGTTTGAGTCATTTTTAATGATATCTTCTTATAAGTTTCTTCAAATTCCTTTTTAGCAGCCTCTATATCAAATTTGCCATTTATAGCTTTTTTATAGTAAGCTGGTTTTACTTTAAAGTGCCTATATGTAAGTAAAGCATCTCCGCCTTTTTCCTTTGCATTAGCTATTATTTTTTCTGCACCGGCTAAACGATTTTTAGCAAAAGATTCAAAATTTTTTGTAGCTTCCGTTAACAGTTTTATAAAATTGATCATTTTTCCTGTATTTGTATTTTAATGTTTTTTCCTTCCTGCGCAATGCGCTCTTTGAGAGAAGCCTTTCGGATTATTGCAATCTATGCTATTTTTGTATTTCTGACTCCACTCTTCGTTTTTTGTTGTTAAATCTTTCAAAGCACCAATAAGGTTTTTATAGTCCTCTGAACTCCTAATATTAGTCTTTTTATTAACTACGTCTGACGTATAGTATTTCAAATAGGTATCTATGTACTGAGGAGACAACTTAGTCATAAGACTCTCATCTCCCTTATCATAAGCAGCATAAACCGCTTTAAAGACATTAGAGATAGCAGGAACATCTTTTTTAAGAGTACCAACAAAAGAATCTACATCCCTTTTAGCAGCAGCTAATTCGCTTTTAGAGGCATTTGCCTCAGACTCTAGTTCCTTCCAAGCACTATCCGTCCCTGAAAATGTAAGTCCTAAAAGATTATCCATGGCATTAGAAATATCAACAGGAGAAATACCTCTACTTATCAATTTCTGCATACTGGGAGTATTAGTATAGAAATCTTCTACTAAGGCATCTAAAATGTCTGTTGGCTTTAAAAGAAAGAATACATTACCACTTTCTTCTTTCAATAAATCCGTAAGGATGTCAATAAGCTTCATTTTTTTTGGAAATTTTTTATTGAGGTATATACATAAATATTGCAAAAACCTGTGTAGGTAAAAAGGAGTTCTTTAAGGGGGGGGGCTGCTTCTGAGTTTGGCCGGACTTAAAGGTATCGAATTAGCCACCTTTAGGGAAAACGACTTAGGGGGGTGACTTGAGGGGTGACTTAGGGGGGTAGGTTAAGGGTATTTGTTGTGCATAAATTAGGGTGGCCGGTGGGTAGTTTTAGTGGGTAGTTTTAGTGGGTAGGATTTGGTAGATGTATATATTTTTTATATATTTGAGTTTGTGAGATTTTGGGAGTCGATATAAACGCTAACCTGCCGGATCCTGCCCAGTTTAACATTTCCTTAACACCTAAATGTTTAACATTTCTTTAACACCACCTGCTATTATCTTAGTGGGGTAATCAGCAACAAACTGCTTACAGAGTTCTTTCAGGGTTATGGGTTTAGGGTTTAACACTACGTTAACATCTAATGGTTTAACGTTTCGTTAACATCTTCTTTCCTTATCTTTGGTATGTGAACGGCAACAAACCAATCACATACGAACTTTCAAAAGTTCTTTGACATACGGGTATCGGGTGGTCGCTATGAAGTTCAAAATTCATCACCACAATTCAAAATTAATCAAAATGAAAGCAACTATTCAAATCGTGTCGCTTAAAGATGCTTCTTTAACGCCACAAGTTAGAAACGTAGATTTGTCAATCGGTCGTCCGACTGAAACAATAGGTAACGCAGTACGCAGTCTCATTGAGAAGTGTTCTGTATCTTACAAACAGCCTTGCATCCAAGTTGTTATCAACAAAGAGGTAAGGGGTGAGTTTACTCCAAAGGGTAAAACTTTCGCTGAGAAAATTCGCAGTGTTAACTTCGGTATCACTGAAATCATCCTTAACTCTCGGTTCACTACCGATGAGTTGACCTTCAACAAGTCAAGCAAGGATGAGATAGCCCTCGGCATTGCCAAGGCGTTCGGTCACAAAGGACAGAACATCTCTGTGGATGTAGCCTCTAACAATCTCATGGCAGTTGAGAAAGCCGTAAAGGTTAATCTCAAGTACACTCGCCAAGATGCAAAGGAACTTTATGAGAGCCTTGTTCCTAAGCACATACTAGAAGCAGAAGCAAAAATCTCTGCAGAGCGTAAGGCACTCGCAGCAGCTAAGAAAGCCCTGCAAATTACTGCAGGCAAATAAGTGACTCACCCGATCCCGAATGTCTTCCCTTAAACTGGCGAAGCGGTTCGATTCCGCATAAGGGAGCCCAATATTGCATACCCGACCTAACTAAGTCGCTTAGTCCCTGCAACGATGCCAATGACCTCTAAGGCAACAAACCGAAGAGCAGGCATGCAAACCTTCACTATGTCTCTACATTGGTGAACACTATGACCGAGTAAGGCGCGGTCCGGAGTAAGCCGTGACCCTCACGTGGGAGGGGCGCACACAAAAATATACGTCTGACATATGTCTTGTGCGAGGTGTTGATTGTCTATCCGTAATCACAGCCGTAAGGTTGAGTAGATAGATGACTGTATCAGTCGGACCACAAATCCGAGTCAACCCAAAGCAAGAGAGATAAATCCAGTTCCTTACGGCTAACTATATGGCTGAGGTCATGTAGAGTAGCGGACCCGTGAACCCCTAAGGAAGGTGCGGGCGAGTTCGTAAGGGATGAGGTGAAGGCTCTTGTGAGTAGATGGTATGGTCGCTGTAATGGTAATCATTAGCGAGGTCGTAGGGTGTCCCTTGAACTCCGACCAATCCCGAAGCACAAGTCCGTTAAACTTCAGCACCGTCTTGGCATGAGAGTGTCAGGAGGTATCCGAGAGTAATCTTGGGTATTGGGTTGCCCCCGGACAAAAGGCATAAACCTCTGTAATTTTCTCACGCTTTTAAGAGGAAAGAAGTTAAAGCGAAAAAACTTCCTCGTCCCTGCATGCAAACTTGGAACGTGTTAAGCGATGGGTGAAAGTCCCGTGTCTCCCGCCGACCTGTAGCAAAAGTATAATAGGAGCACAATTGAAAGAAAATATTACTATCGGGATAAATGTCTATTCCCGATTGTACTTGTCGTGATGTTAATCAAACGGCAGTTGACATTCTTTCAATCTTTAAAATCTGACCGATATTGGTATCCCGATGCAAGTTTGGAACTCCGATGGTTAGCGTGACTTTTTCTATCGTGTAGGTAACATAGTGTCTGACTATTGACCGTTACCCTTTCCACGTAGTAGGTACACCGAAATCATCTACCCGAACGTTACTGCATTGGGTCGTCCCTTCAAAAGAGGGATGCACTTCGTGTGTAGGATCGACGCCCGACGGTCAGCAATATATAATTGTTCCACGTGAAACATTCTGAGAGGTGAACGGAAAACGCAGATGTGCCTTCCCTCCCCTCCTCACGCCTATATCCTACCTTCCTACACTTATTCCCCCTTACAGCTATGTTATGGGGGTTTTGTGTTTCAGTGGTAATTTGTGGGACATTGTGGTAATTAGTGTAATTAATGATTTCTTAATATATAAAATATAATACAATCATCCAAAATAATAGCCTTATGATTAAAGTAATGGTTAGAAAAGGTCACCCATTAGAGTACTTATCTTTATGGGTACGTCTTATAGAAGGAAGGTATGTTTCGTTTTTTATTTCATTCACAGTTTAAATAAAGGTTATGAAAAGAATCACTCTTCTTATCACAGTAGCTGCTATGTTTAGCAGTTGCTATACTGTTACCCGTGTGGGTAATTGCAAGTACTATACCCCTAAGCAGTTAGGTAGTAGGAATAAGTCACACTGTCCAATTTACTTTTAAATTATTAGTTATGGCATTCAATGAAAAAATCTTTTGGGCTGAGGACTTCAATGGAGGTCTAGCCAAAGGCGGTATCTTTACTAGATGCTTTGAGATAAGACAGTTTTTAGAACTTGTTGAAGAGAAAGGTCAGCAAGTAGTCGGGCTTAGGTTTGATGATAACAATCTAGAGGTAATAGTAAAAGACGATGAATAAGCTACTACCTTTGCTTATACTTACCCCGATATCATCGGGTAGTATAAATGTAAATGATAAACCTTTTGACCTTCCACCTCCTCTTGTGGAAGCATCAGTTACCCTCACCACCTATTCTACCTGTGTAGAACAGACAGATAGTAGTCCTTATGTTACGGCTAGTGGGTTTAAATTAGATAGTGTTAACCCTAAGCGTCATAAGGTTATTGCTATTAGTAGAGATCTTAGACGTAAGTTTAAGTTCAAGGACAAGGTTAGGATTGTAGGTGCTGGGAAGTATAGTGGTATATATAGGGTTGAGGATGTTATGAACAAACGGTTTAGGAATAGGGTTGATGTGCTAGTTAACCCTAAAGATGATGGTACTAAATTATCTAACGTTAAAATTATAAGGTTATGAAAAAGTTACTGTGCGTATTAGTCATTGCAATTGCATTTACATCTTGTCAAAATGACAATGTTATTATTGATGGAACAGAGATTAAAAAGGTTAGAGGATGTGAGTACATAAAATCTCATGTCTATTTAGGAAGCGTATACACCCATTGTGGTGATTGTAATAACCCAATACATAAAGTAAAATAAATTATAAGGTTATGACAGAAGAAACAGTAAAGGAATTACTCTCCTCCTATGTTGAGGAGTTCAAAGAGTTGATAGACTACCACGCTACTGTATATAAGCTTATGGGTAGTAGCTTATCTGAATCTCCTATGTGGTTTCAGTATACGGGTAGGGAAAATATGTGCTTCATGTTTAAGAACTCCCAGAAGAGTCAGATATGGTTTAGCATTCCTATTAAGGATGAAGACATAGACATTGCTACCTACTCTAGGTCTGAATGGATATATGATTTCTTTAGGGAAGTTAAGTATACCTATCTGAAAGAGAATCATCCCACAATTTATTCACAAATCAAATAAACCATCATGAAAGAGTTAATCAAAAACAAGTACTTCGAAGTTAATTTGGTAAAGGGTTTCGTCTTAGGTATAGGATTGAACGACAGCAATACCAATTTCATATTGTTTGTTGGTCCTATAGTAATTGAGTTTATAATCAAAAGAAAAAAGAAAAACACATTCTAATGAGAAACAAAGACTGGCAAGAAAAAGAAGAGTTATCGTTCGCAGTAACTATAACATTCGCCTGTATTGTTATTGTTCTTAGTATCATATCTTTAATCTTTCAATTCATTATGCGATGAAGAATCTTTTACCTGAGTTCAAGATATCCCTTAAGAAGAAGGGATCTTTTGAAGAGATGTTTCCCGTTAATAGTCCTGAATCCGCAGCTGCTATATGTAGGAGATGCTTTGAAGCAGACATAATAGATTGGCGAGAAGAGTTCATTGTAATAGCATTGAATAAAAATAACAAGGTGATTGGGTTCTATAAGATTAGTAGCGGAGGGGTATCCGGCACAGTATCTGACCCTAAAGTAATCTTTCAGTTTGCCTTGCTATGTAATGCTAGTCGTTTAATCCTTAGTCACAACCACCCATCAGGAGCTCTTGAAGCTTCTAGAAGTGATAGAGATATCACAGATAAGTTAGTTAGTGGAGGTAAAATGTTAGACATAGAAATACTTGACCACATCATCATTACCTCTGAGGGATATAGATCCTTCTCTGAAGAGGGATGGCTTTAAAATATGGCAGTTAGCATTTGGTTATACGGGGGTTGTTTCTACTTCCCCCTTTTTTAATTATCTTACCAATCAATTTTAAATAAAATAAAAACAACGTCATGAAAAAAGTAATGTTTGTATTCAGTATGTTAGCATCAGTAGTTCTTGTATCTTGTGGTAACGACTCAGGATCAGGACATATAGAGACTCGTAAGGCAGTTAGAGTTAGGGAACTAGAAACCAATCAGGTTAACTTTGTTAGACTGAACACTGTTGAGCAAGGTATCTATCGTGTAGGAGATACACTTAAGATGAATGGTGTTACTCATTCAATAGTGTATAACATTGATGACATCATAGCTCTTAAGCATTCAGGTATGTTAGAAAATATTATAATTGAGAAATAATATCTTACATTTATGGATAATGAAATTCTAAATCTTGAATACCACAAAGCTTGTTTAGCTATTAAGGCTGTCAACTCCTCTGTTAATATGGGGGATGCTGCTAAGAAGTTAGGCATAGGTACGGGACAATTGTATGACATAATAAGAATAGCAAACCTTAAAATGAAGAGAGGTTCATGTCATATAAAGCCTCAGAAGGTTAGATTTAAAAATGTAAACGACGAAGTATTTCAAGCAGATCCAGTTTAAAAATTAAAAACAAAGGTTATGATAGAAAAAATGTTATTAGAGTATGCAAAGCTTCACAGACAAAGAGCTTTGTTCATCTCAGGTATTATGGGCTTGATGTCTAGGGAGTTTGAAGGATCAGAAGACATTAGTATATTTAGAGAGGCTTTAGGAAAGCAGATAGTAGACAATATGTTTAATAATGATGGTGAGATGTTACTTAAAGACGAGTGTGAAAAACAATTGTTTAAAACTATTGAGTGCTTTATTGATAAAGAAATCACTTTAATACAGGCTAAAAAAATAATAAATAAAATGTAGTTATGAAAAAGATTATCGTATTCCTACTGTTAACCACGATGGTATCGTGTGCAGCGACAAAAAGAGATTGCAGAGGCGGTGTTCATTACCGGCTAAAGAATGGCATATATATTTAAAACTCAGGTCATAAGAGTATAACACCACCACGCTTATGCTATTAAAAGTCCAATGGTCTAACAGACCAACGTCGCACTATTCTCCGATAGAGAATGTGCAGAGAACTGTCAGTGAGTTGTATGAGGATCCTTGCAACTACGGAGTAACAGTGACGGTGACCAATGAGGATGGAGAGTCTGTAGAGTTTGACTACTCAGAGAGAGTTTCTAAGAGAGCTATCCGAGAGAAGTTATTAGAATTGCAGAACCTCATGTGGTAATTGTGGTTAAGAACAGCCCGCCCATTTTTATGGGTGGGATTTTTATTAAGTAATAAATTAAAAATTATAGTATGGAAAATGTTTTAAATCATTATGAAGAAATTAAAGCAGAGGACTTCAGAGATCTATCAGAGATAGAAAGAAAGAAATTAGTACAAAGATTCATAGATCAGGTTATCTATGATGCTGACAGATTCAAGGTAGCTATCAAGTTACTAGAAAAATGGGAAAACAATTCTGAACAATCTAAATAGTATATAATGGAACACAAATTTATATTGGGTATGCTTCTTTTGATCGCGGTTTTATCTATACTTCCTTTAGTAGTATTACATACAAGTAGAAAAAGACAAGATGAACATCTTATTAGCTTCTACAATGCCTGTAATGATTTAAGAGATGATATACATAACTCCACTAGTAGAGCTGAGAGCATTGTGTTAGCGGATGATATTGATTTTGTTAGGGAAACTTACACAGATCTCATACCTCATTCTGTATTAGATAAGGAGCTTAAGCTTCTTGGAGTACTACTTAATAAGAAATCTAAAAAATTAAAATAGTATGGAAATAGTTAAATCACCACAAATAGGAGACAAAGTAGTAAGAGGTAGAGATTGGGATTATGGAGATCAAGATAGAAATTCTATATATGGGAAGGTTATTGGTTTTGATACAGGAAAAAAGGGTTGGTGTAGAGTGGATTGGGTATCATCTAATGGGAGTGTTCTTGATAGTAACTGTTACAGATATGGAACTGATGGGCCCTGTGACCTATACTACTATAAAGAGAGTAAGTTTTCTGTAGGAGATACTGTAGTAGGTAATGAAATGGCTAGTAAAATGTATGGGACTACAGTCGAAGGGTGGATTGGAAAGGTCGTAAAACTACTTGATGATGGATTTATTAAGGTTGAAGATGCTAAAGGAACCAATTATTCTGTAGAAGGTGGATGCTTTGATCTAGTACCTGAAAAATCTGAGAAGGTTCATCCTAAGTATGATACGTTTGAAAGAGGTGACACTGTTCGTAGATGGAGAAATGTAGAAGTGTGGGAATGGGAGGGTATTGGAGAGCTAGATGAACTTCCTCCACTAGGAGAAGATGTAGAAGTTGAGTCTATTGATATAGATAATGATCATAAAGAAGATAGCTTTTATATTCGTCGTTATGGATGGATTCCAATGAAGGCATTTGTATTAGCAGAGTATTATCAAACAACAATAACAACAAACCGGGGGACAGCGGCACTGAACACCACAGACCATGGCAAAAGTAAAATCGCCGGCAGCAGCATTGAAGTACAGAGATCTTCTCCTTCAATCATCTCAGGAAAAAGAACTTCAAGAAGTGGAGTTCAGAGTAGAGGAAATGCAACAATCGTTAGAGGCGGATATTCTCGCCACGAAGCGATCACTAGCAAGTGAGAGGGCTACATTGGCTAGGTACAAGTCTAGCTTCCCACTTACTCCTCAGTACATTGTGGATGCACAAGTCAGGATCGAAGGCCTTGAAGATGGTTTGCAGAGACTGATAGCCTTAAAGGAAGAGTTGTTCTAGTCAGACAACCATTCTAGTAAAAACAAAGGGGGATGCTTTTATGCTCCCCCTTTTAATTTAAAGGGTATGGTAACAGCTAAGTTTATTAAGTGTGACAATTGTAAAAAGATATACACCCAGACTATATACAAAAAGAAAAAGTCTTTGGCTGTGTGTCCTTATTGTAAAACAAAAAAACAAAAGGTATGAAAGTGTACGACTTTAAAGGAAAGAAGGTTACTATAAAAGTAATCACCTCAATAACTCCTAACAGAATTCAGATATATGATTCTGAGACATGTATGCCAATTAGCGTAGTTACAGAAAGTATTCCTAGTTTAAACCATTTACAAAATTATGTGGCTGTTAAAACTCAAGCACATAATTCTGGGATGTTAGAGTTCTTAATGGACAATGGTATAGTAGAAAGTCCTCTTACCTATATAGAAGAGTTTGGCATCAATTATCCAATCTGTAAATTAAAATAAAATGAAAGAGAAAAAACAAGATCACAAACCAGTCTACATAAACGTAGACCATGAACCTTTCTTAGATGCTAGGCCAAGTAAAGAACTTAGGCCTAAGTGCATGAATTGTAATAAGACTATACTGCTGAGATCTACTTGGTGGTTTCCCGGTTCTGAGGGATATAAAAAGTCTGCTAGTAAGTATACGTACGATGGTATAGGGTACTTTTGTTGCAGGATCTGCGCCCAGCAATATGGAATAGAAGCAGCACGTAAAGCATTAGGACATCCAGAATTTAATAACATAAAATAAAAATCAACAAACATGAATCCTCCAAAAGGTTATTATCGTCAGCTACTCAGTAGCCACTTCCCAGAGATTAGAATTGCTTTCACTCACACTCCTATCATTGGATGTAGTAAAGTAAACCCAGACAATGAGATCGGAAGAG